TCATTCACCGGCCGCATTTCAATATCAATATAGAGTTCATTATACTGCATACTAATTAAAGGAAAGGCCATTTTCGCCGCCAAGGTAAACCAAACATTAATCGGAATATATAATTTGCGCGCACGTATTGACGGTTCACAGCCTAATTGCGAGCCATCATAATAAGCGCTCGGGTAAACATTCGTGCGTGTACCGGAATTAGCCGGATCATTTAATTCCGCTACGTTACCCGTCATATTATAATACATTTGTTTCTTGCATTCATCAAAATCCCGCTCAACTAAATTTTGTAAATAGTTTCCCGTAAATCTTTGTATTATTTGCCCGCCGACCGAAAAGCGCACCTCTTTGATCATTTGCGTGCCGAGATTTTTAATCCACTTGAATTCATAAGGGCGCCATTGTGCTTGGTCGGGCACGCTACCTGGCGGCAAGATAGGACTCCATATATTAGGCAAGGACACGACTAAATATGTATCCATCACTAATTCGGCATATCGCGGTACTTTAAATTTAAAAGCGGATGATTCATTGAGCCGTAATGTGCGCAGTCCTTCAAAATCCAGTCGAAATTTCTGTAAGCCGAAATTTGTATATTTAGCATATTTACATTTAAACATAGTCTTGGATGGATTGCCGTTTAAGAAAATATTCTGATTTCCATATGAAATTAAATTTAATAAACCACCTGGCATTACTTTGTATATATTAATATTACTTTTTTAACTCTATATTTGTCGATTCTATATTTGTTGACTCTATATTTGTCGATTCTATATTTGTCGATTCTCTATAAATAAAAAAAATGACTTGTTTATATAAGGTAATGAATTCTCGAATCAACGCTGGAGTGGATTCGGTAGGCGCCGCTTCCGGCGCTGCCGGTCGATCTGTAAAATCTGGACTTACTAGTGTGAAAAATTTAAGCGAAGCTGGCGTAACATCTATAACAAATTCATCTGTAGGACGCTGGGCCGGTAATACATCAGACAGATTAGCTGGAATTGTAAGATCTGGTGCGGCTTTATCTTTTAATAAAAAACTTAATGCAGGTATAGGTGCTACTGCTATGAAAGCCCTAGGCGATTTTGGTAATGTCGACAGCATCACACAAGTTATGATTATTATCATTGGCATACTTTTTTTCGTAATATCCTTTTGGTGTTTCAATAAATTAAGTTTAAATGCGAAAAATTGTAAAAATTTACAAACTGTCTATGATGATTTTCCTTTAATTAGTAGTATTAGTCCATCAAATCCGGTATATCAGTATAAGTTGCGGGACTATTATGTGAAAACTGCCTATAATTGTTGTTCGGGTGGAAATTACAAAAACGATTTTGTAAATTTATGTGCCTTGAAAAGTTGCATTAAACAGGGCGCTCGCTGTTTGGATTTTGAAATATATTCGGTCAAGGGCGCACCGGTTATTTCGGTCTCTTCTAAAAATGACTATAATGTAAAAGAAGCTTATAATAGTATACTTTTTTCCGACGCGATGACCGTTGTATCCACGTATGCTTTTTCGGGCGGCACTTGTCCAAATCCAAATGATCCTTTAATATTACATTTTCGTATCATGTCAAATAATGTTGCGATTTACGAACAAATGGCCGATATATTATACAACACCTTAGAAAATCAATTACTAGGGAAAAATTTCAGTTTTGAAGATTATGGTTTAAATCTGGGTAGTTATCCAATTTCACGTTTAATGGAAAAAATAATTATTATGGTGGATAAAACGAACCCCTTGTACGTATCTACGTCCTTGAATGAATATGTAAATATTGCCAGTGGTTCGGTTTTTGTCAGAAATATGCGTTTTTCAGATGTTAAATTCTGCCCTGATGCAAATGAACTCATATATTATAATAAACAAAACATGACTATCTGTTTGCCAGATTTTTCCGCATCAAATAAGAATTATTCGCCGGCCTTAGTCATGACCTTTGGCTGTCAATTTATCGGTATGTCCTTTCAAAATTTTGATCCTTATATGGAATATTACACGCAGATGTTTGATGATAACGGATCGGCGTTTGTATTACGGCCCGAAATTTATAGATTTATGCCACTCTTTATTGTAAAACCACCGCCGCAAAATCCCGATGTTGCTTATGCCGACCGCGTAGAACCGTTATTAGAAGGTATTCCACCACTGATCTTATAGAGTTGTCTTGTACCACCCACTACTACGTTTGTACCCACTACGTTTGTACCCACTACGTTTGTACCCACTACGTTTGTAAATATATATTTTTCTTTCTTTATATTAAATGGCGACCTTTGAAGAAAAGGAAATGGAATTATTACATAATGCCGTTTCTATAGCGGAATCTAAACTTGGGCAAAAAATAAAACAATCCAATGATATTATCGCGATTATTAAAATTTTAGAGGATTTTATGCGAAGAAAAAAAGTGGTTTGTTATGGAGGCACGGCCATTAATAATATTTTACCCATTACCGATCAGTTTTATGATAAAGATGTCGAAATTCCTGATTATGATTTTTTTTCACCCATGGCCTTGACGCATGCCAAAAGCTTAGCCGATATTTACGCGAATAATAACTACGAAAACGTGGAAGTACGTTCTGGTATGCACAAAGAAACTTATAAGGTATTTGTGAATTTTATACCGATTGCGGATATTACGCAATTAGAACCGAAGATTTTCAAGGTCCTCTTAAAAGAGTCGATTCGCAAAGATGGTATTTCTTACGCGCCACCCAATTATTTGCGTCTGCATATCTACAATGAACTTTCGCGACCGGACGGTGATGTTAGTCGTTGGGAAAAGGTCTATAAACGTTTGCTGTTATTAAATAAAGATCATCCTTTAAAAGAAAACCCCAAATGCTCGCAAATTAATTTTATGAGAGATTTTACTGGAAATCCGGAACTAAATAATACCCTCTACAATTTAGTAAAAGATACGATGATCAATGAAGGTGTGGTTTTTATTGGAGGCTACGCGAGCAGCTTATATGGGCGTTATATGCCATCTGAGCAAAAAAAGCAATTACAGCATGTACCGGATTTTGATGTCTTGGCCGAAGACCCGAAAGCCACGGCTTTTATTTTAAAAGAAAAGCTCGAAGAAAACGGCTTTACGCATGTTAAAATTAATAAAAAATCCGCCGTCGGTAATGAGATTATCATGACGCATTATGAGGTCGTAGTAGATGACGATACCTTATGTTTTATCTATGAACCGTCCGGCTGTTTTAGTTTTAATACGATTAAAATAAAAGAGAAAACCGTAAAAGTGGCCACCATCGAAACGATGTTATTATTTTTACTGGCTTTTCTTTATGCTAATCGTCCGTATTATGATCATGAACGTATCATGTGTATGGCACAATATTTAATCAATGTGCAGGCCAAAAACCGTTTAGAGCATAAAGGGTTATTAAAACGGTTTAATATTAATTGTTATGGGAAAGAAAAAACCATTGTAGAAATACGCAGTGAAAAGGCCAGTAAATACGAAGAACTCAAAAATATGAAAGATAGCAAGGAATATAATAAATATTTTTTCAAATATACACCGGTAAAAGGGCAAAAAGGTATAAAAATTATAAATAATAAACCCATAGAGAAACATATAAGAAAACCTTATCATACCAAACGATATAATCGCTACAATAATAAAAAAACTACTAAAAAAAACGTGGTCAAAAAAATATTTGGTAATATTTGGTAATATGTATAACTAATATATAATGGAATTTTATCAATATATATTACTTTTTTTGTTTGTTTCTATTGCCGCCCGCATCTATTTTTTATTTTTCTGGAAAAAAAAGGGACCACGACCCGTTAAAAAGCCGGTTAAGGAAGGTTTTGCCGGTAATATTGGATATGAATCATTCGATAATTGTTTAGAACAAGGTTATCCAAACGATTTTTGCGCACGGGTCCCTTTAGAAGCTTGCGTTACAAATTGTCCGATCGGTAATTTCCTGCCAAAAAAGTTCAATGTATTTTAATTATACAACTTGATTCAAGGTTTTGAGCCAAATAGATCTACATAAGGAAGCTAATCTATGATATAATTCCGTTTCTTTGAGAGAATCTGGTATGGCTGCCCGGATTAAAATAAAATATTCAATCAAAAAAAGAATTAAATAAACAATTTTTTTCCGTGTATACAAATGTAGTTTTGTTTTGTAATTGACATGACTACATATTGCATCGGAATCATTTATAAAAAATTCATTTGTATCCACCACGCCTCGTATTAATCGTGAATATATATTTTGTTCGTTCTTAATATCTAGCGATTTAAACGGTGCGGTAAATTGAATAAGCTGAATAAATAAATTTTTACAATTATTATCCTTCTTCTTCTTATTCTTCTTATTCTTCTTAGTATCCATATCTTCAGGAAAAATATAAGGCGCAATGCCATCGACATAACGGCCTTCGAATTTATGGTTGACATTGGTTATAAAAGGTATATGGGATGACCGTAAAATACACGCAATTAAATGCGCCCGATTTTCAAATTGCGACACAACGCATTGTTTAGAATCCTTTGTATCGTAATAATTTATGTAGAAAATACCATTAAGTCTCGCTACATCTGCCTCCGCTGGAAATAATTTAGAGATTGTATCATGCACAATTTGTTCAAATATAAAGAAATTTTTGTTATTTTTATAATACCAAAATAATGATTCAATATAACCATACATTGTATTGGGGCAACCGCATAAATACCAGACGGCAATAAGTGATCCGATACTACAGCCCGAAACTTTATTTATTTTAATGTATTTTAATTTTTCTAAATGGCGGAGATATAAGGCAGCTCCAATACCCATGATACCATTTACCGCACCACTATCAAAAATGAGATTAAATTCTCTTGGAAAAGGCTCCAGTTTAACATTTACTATTAAAGCATTAATATATTGCTGTAATAGATTAACCTGAAATAAAGGAGCTGAATCTGTAAATGTATTCGGAGCTTCTCTACTCATTAATTTATATATTATAAAAAAATAAAAGGATTAACGCTATTCAAACAAATAAGTAAACCACCCTTGTAAAATGGCGAAAATTATCATAATAATTGTAATTTTAATTAGATCTCTCTTACTTGGAAAAGATATCTTGGTAAAATCTGAATCACTATGTCGTCCGATGTTATAATGTATAATATTTTCCGTTACATTTAAAAATATAAAAATTAAAAAGGATATGAGAAAAATATGGATCTTTTTATCTTTTACATGTTTATAAAATAGATACATGTGTATATTTTAACGCTCTAAAAAAAGCATTCCCTTAACTAAAAAGAAATAAATACCCGCAAAAGAAGCGCTGGTGAAAACATAACCCGAGAGACTGGGGTTGCCGTCTTTATTAAAAAGCGACGGCATAATGCGGCAGAGTTGTTTTTGTATGACCGGCAACTGAAAGAGGAAGAATAAAATACCAATAAGCACCGGTGTCTGTAATTCATCGTACCATACATCGAACGTGTTTTTTCTTTCCTGTTTCTGTGCGTGCGCGCGAATAATTTCGTCATTTGTTTGTTCTGCGCGAATGTAATCATACTCGGTTTGCGGTGGCGGAATATAATTCGGTTGAATATTTACATCCTGCGATAAATGCTGCTGATTTTGCGGAATATCGCGAGAGGGTAAAGCCGTCATACCGGCCGCACTGGCTTGCTGGATTCCCGTCACAAATTGATTTAAATTCTTCTGCATGACCGACGGATCATTATCGCGTTCCTGCTGTAAAGCTTGGGTAGGATTGGGGATTTTAACATTTTGTTCATAGGTATCCATGCGAATATTGTCATTTGTTTGCGGTGAAAGGGGCAAAGAGTCAATACTCGTAGTGCCAATATTCATTATTATATTAATCGTATTAATAATTAGTATAATAGACGCATTTTGTTCTAAAAAGGTATTTTATCTTTATTCGCCGGATTACATTTTGTCATTTTTTCTTTAAATGTATAACATTTATCGCCATGTGCATAAGTATTTTTGGTCACTTCACTTAAAGGTGCCGCCTGAAAAATCAAACAATTACGATCATTACATATTTTTCTAAATAAACTAGCTAGACCCATACCAAGTATAAAAGAAATGGCATACTTGCCATTTTCGGTATGGAGTAATTTCATCATACCTATTTTTTTTTTCATTGCCTATATATTATGTATACATTAGTTTTGTAATGGTATTTGTTTAATTAAACTGGCATCAGATGGACATTTTACTTCTTTGGCATCAAACTTAAAACAATTATTGGCCTTATCGATATACTCCATTTTGTCCACATTATCCGGTGTGGGATAAACGTGGATTATGGTGGGCGGCGGCGTCGAGAGATATGCAAATAATAAACCAACCGATAAACTTAATAAAAAAACTTTAACCGAAATATACTTGAAAAACATATATATTAAAGGTATATAATATTACTTCCGTTCTTGCTCCATCTCTTCTATTAAATAAGGCAAAGCTACTAAGGTATAAAATGCCTTATTATCTGTGGCAGCATCATCGTCATTCGATTCCACCGTCACCACATGCACCTCCCCTTCTTTATCTAGAGTGGCTCTATCTTCAAATTTTTCTACATTCGATTCTATCGCATAATACGCATAATTCATGTCACGTATTTTTTCCGTCAACGGCTTGATCGTCGTCAGGTATTTTTCCACCATACTAGTTAGATATGCAGTCGAATGCGCCGGATCCTGTAAATATTCTTGATAGGTTTTTTTAAGCTCAGCAATTTCATTGATTAAATCCAAATTTGCGTCATTTAATAAAGGTTCGCGATGAACACCGCTGATGATATCGCCATAACGTTTATGAATAATCAGCTGACTTTCACTAATCTGCGACAATTCCGTTTTATAAGTATTAAATTTATCGACTATTTCATCCTTGGAGCTAATAAGGCCAAATAAATAATCGAGCTTGGCCATAATGATCAGCATTTTTAAACTATCGACGCGCTTATTGTTTTTCTGTTCCAATTCGCGCATATTATCGTACAATTTGCGTTTTATATTTATATTTAAATCGCAGGGGTTTTTACCTCCACACACGGCTTTTAAAGTACCGTTTCGCTCTTCAAAAATAGTACCACCGGTTTTACCACAATTAACACATTTACCGATAATTTTTTTAATAGCTGCGCGGCGTTCTTTTAGATCAAGTGTTTTATTTTTTTTAATAAGTTTTTTTCGCCGATCCATATTTTCTTGATATTTTTGCTTAAGCTCGTAATAGTGTAATGTATCCATATTTATTTATACTACTATTTTATTTTTTATTCTTTAGAAACATTACTTACCATTGCGGCAAAGAGGTGATCATGCCATTCGCATTCCCTTGGGTATTCCGTAAATAAGCCATTTGATGTAATTTTGATATGATATATTCCTTCTTTTTCCGCTGTTTAATTTCTAGCTCCACTGGCGTTAATTTACCTTTATAACGATAATATAAAAACCCTCCAATAATAATAATTAAAATACAGGCCATATAGATGTTAAAAATGATCGTTTCATTCTTGTCTTTGAACTTGCGACATTCTTTCAAAGTACCGCTTAAAAAATATCTAACACCTGGTTCAATTAATTTCGGTGATATTAGAAGACTATTCATATAAATATTATATGTAATATTTTAAAATATTATATGTAATATTTATACATATATGGCAGATTCTACTAATAAAAAACCGAATGATCCCAAAGTAGAAAAAAAACCCAACCCCGGCGCTGCCATGCTGTTTTTTTTTATTGTAACTTCGCTTTATTGCATTATCGGCATATTAATGGGTGGTACTGATGCAACCACCAAAGTAATAATGAAAATCAGTTATATTTTATTAGTTATAATTGGCGAATATTTCATTAATTTGAATTTATCAAATTCCATATGCGGTATTAATCAATGGCGTTCAACGCTTATGATTACGGTAGTACCGTGGTTGTTAATATTTGGCGTTTTACATTTATTTTTAGCTATGTTTTCAGGCTGGTTGGCGCCGTTTTCAAATACATTTGGTTATCTTGTTGTGAGATTAATGGGTTTACCTGAATTAATGAAAGAAATTCTAGAGCCGGTGGCTAAAGGAGATACAGAGCGCGCGATCTTAAGTGTTACGACGGATGATTCTTTATTAGTTAATCAATTTTTCCCTGAGAACTATGTCGATCGAATTGATAAAGATAATAAACCTACAGGCGAAAAAACCCGAAAAATATTTGATACAGCCTGGGATAGCTTGCAATCTGCTGGTATTATTAAAAAATTCGACGAAAAAAAGAATGTGTCATTTCGCGATAAATTATATAAATTTGTGGATATGAAATATACTATTTCGGAATATGTTTGGAATATGTTAACTGGTCTGTTAGTGACATCGGTCAGTTATAATTATATACTAAATGCTGGCTGCCAGAAATCTGCCATTAATATGAAAGCCGATCATGATGCATATGAAGCTGCTCAGAGAGATAAAAAAAATAAAAAGGACGCGGAAAAATCAAAAGAACCGGAATATAAACAATCTTAAAGAAAGGGCGCTGCCCTTTGAAACCCGATTGTAACTGCAAGCGGAAATGCAAGCGGAATTGCAAGCGGAATTGCCAGTAGAAATGCAAGCCGTCCGCAAGCGGAATTGCCAGTAGAAATGCAAGCCGTCCGCAAGCGGAATTTCCAGTAGAAATGCAAGCCGACCGCAAGCGGAATTGCCAGTAGAAATGCAAGCCGACCGCAAGCGGAATTGCCCTAGCGTGAAGAAGTATAATAAACCACACTAAAGTAAGCAATGATCGCTAAAAATATGGATATTAGCCAGACGGGAATAATAGTTTTTTTGCGGAAACCCACGCCAAATTCTTTCAGTGAACCGTCCGGATTATACATAAAAGCCGGCGTTAGAACATTGATTAATCCAAAGAGAATGATATAAAGCATAATCGCAACTGCTATTTTATTATGCCGTACCCAGTGTTTTTCAAACATTATATAATAATATAATTTAAAAATATATTATTATTATTTGTAATACACGGACATTTAAAATGACCTTTCAAAAATCCATACACTTTATTAAAAACAAAACCGCTATATTACGGGGCGGTATAATACATATCGCTAATCCCGTAATAAAATATCCCGCTGTAAATTACATGGCTATAAATCTAACTTTACCACGCTCAAATGCTTGGCTGAATGGAATGATTATAATTGATAAAAACCCATTTTTTCGTTTAACCTCGAATATTGAGAATCGTATTGAAAATAAATATATAAATAATATACATTTTTTAGCAGTGAATGATCGGGTCATTTATCAACGGTCGGAGATATTTGACTACACGCTAAATATTCCGTTAAATAAGAATAAAACAAATATACCTTATGCGGAAATTTTTAGATATTATTAATATATAATGTCTCCCTTATTTTTTCCGGCGATTCTGATTGTCTTATTGTTTTTTCTGAGCGGGTTTGAAAAAATTTATCTGTTTGCCCGATCAACGGGTAAATTTGCGAAAAAAATCGGCATATCATTAACTTTAGCCCAATTGATTATTAGCTGTGTGATTGTTTTAGAATTAGTGGCGCCTTCGGTCATTGCGGCGTATTTATATACCCGAGCTTTTTCATTAGTGCCTTTTTTTAAGCTCGCGATCATCGCCTTGAGTTTATTCACTATTATCGCGACAGCGATCTACCATAATCCGCTGAAAGGTCGAGAAAAATATTATGCTTTCATGTCGAATGTGTCGACCTTGGGTGGGTTAATGGCTTTGTATGTATCAGTTTAGGCTTTTATAGAATGAATATTATAGAATAAACATTATAGAATAAACATTATATAATAAATATTATATTATATAATGGTTTTTCCAGTTATTATTTCATATAGTAATAATGGTTATTATGATTTTGCTAAAAATATGCTTATTAGCCTAGATAAAACTATTAATTTTCATAAAGTCCATTTTTATTGTTTAGATAATGAAATTTATACAAAATTATTAAAGTTAGAGTTTAAAAATATCAAGGTTACCTTCGAAATACTAATTAATAATAAGCTATCTAAAAATTTAGAAAATTATGGAACACCTAATTACAATTTAATTACACATACCAAAATGAGTATTTTACGACATGCATTAGCTAAGTATAATTTTATACATTTTATAGATTGTGATGTTGTATGCGTAAAAGAACCATTAATGGAGCATTATAATAAATATACACCGTTCGATATAGTATTTCAATATGATTCCGGTATGCATTCTGCGAATAAATTACACGAGACAACATTACATCATATTTGGTGCTGTACTGGCAATACTACTTTACGTAATACACCTGAAACGATTTTACTTTTAGATAAAATAACCGAATATCAAAATAAATATCAAAATAAAAATGATCAAGAATGTTTATATCAATTTTTTCGGGATCTTTCGATTAAAGATATAAGAGAATATAAACCAACTAAATTGTATACATATGAACCCCGCGAATATACAAATGGATATTGGGTAAATAAAAATATAGGAACCTTAGAAGATACATATTTTTTTCATGCAAATCATGTAACCGGATCAATTCAAAAATTTAATTTACTTAAAAAAGCAAAACAATATTTTTTATAATGAGCGAAATATTTTATCTTCTTTCTCTCATTTTTAATAATTCTCATCGCCGTCCATCTCATAATCTTCCGGCTCTGCATCTTCGCCCATATATGTGATGACATTATCTTCCCGATCTTGCTCATTATCGGCTGCTTCTTCCGCTAAGCTTTCTAGTGCATAAATATTCCGGTTCATATCTGTAACCACACTGCGTTTATTCATTTGCACTTCCTTGATGGCCATTTTCTCCATCTCTTCACGCTCTTGATCATAGGTGTTCTTTTCATAGGAGTGTAACCCTTTTTGTTCACCTTTACTCCAGCGGCCTAATTTATTCGATTTTAAATTGTTTTCTATTTTTCGTTCTTCTGGTGTCATTTTCCCCAAATAGTCAGTTATCTCTTCCTTTTCTTGTTCTTTCGAGCGCAAGATGAGGTCCATTAAACTTTTATAATTATGATCAATATCTTTTTTATCCTGACAGATTAATTTCACAAAAGCGACTATAAGAGAGGCAATTTTTGCACCTAATTCAGATTTATTACCGGCTAAAATATCCATTTCATTCGCTTTCGTAATGAAAGACTCGCTGTCTTCCTCTTCTTCCGCTTCTAGCTGACTTAAGGGTATTCTTAATACATCTTTATCTGTTTGCAGCGCGATTAAATCCGTTAAGACATTGAAAAAATAAAATTTAAATAAGAGAGCAGTGAGATCTAAATCAAAGGCCGAATATTTAAAGGTCGATGGCGGGGCTGCTGCTGCTGCACCTGCACCTGTTCCACTTGCACTTGCACTTGCACTTGCACTTGCACCCGTTCCACTTGCACCCTTGCTTTTCATTTCTACCGGTGCATAGCATAAAGTGTTTTGCGCCAAATCATTAATATCACTCGTTAATTCAATCATTTTTTCCATTAACAAGCAAATTTGCGGATCCTTGTAAAAGATCGCAAAATCCGCATAATACCCTTTAATAATATTTTGCATATCCATTTGATGTTTACTGGATAAATCCCAGTGCTTAGGCGCTTGCGCATTGTTATAATTTACGGCATTGATGATAATATTCGGATATTCGCGTGTTAAAGCCCGCATAGTTTTTTTCATGAAATTAATCATCTTGTAACCCGTCTCTTCTTTTTTATTCAAAATCAAATTATTGCCGATTTCTTTAAATTGTATAATATTTTCGAGACAGCTTTTAAAATTTGCGCCACCGCGGCCGCGTGCACCAGCACCGGAATTGTTATTGTCAATAAATTCAGTAATTTGCATCATCATCGCGTCGTTTAATTTCGGTAATAAATTCTTTAATTTGCGCAATTCCGGTGAGTCGGCCATTAAGGCATTGATTTCAAACGTACTCAAAACATTCATGAAATCCGCGCGAAAAACACTCGATCTTTTATTTTCATCGTCCATTTTATCCATAATTTCGACCAATTTCTGCACATTGGATACCTCTTTTTGCTCTTCACTTTTAATCGTGGTTTTGGTCGAAGTATTGATAATCTCTAATAACTGTTGCAGTGAACGCTCGGTATAATTATGCGCGCTGCTTTTTAATTTTCGCATGCTCTCCTCTAAGGAATCATTCAGATCAAAATGGTCCGGCTTGGTCGGGCAAATAGCTTTTAGATTATCGCTGACCGGCACTAGACTATTAAAGCGACAATACACAATAAAAGCCCGATAAATCGTATTTTCCGAGAATTTGTTATCAATCTCTCGTAATTTGCGTTTGGTGTTGCTCGGATCATAGAGTAACACGGCTTTACTCAACTTTTTCGCATCATCGTACATATCACTCAAACGCACAACTTTATTATTTAAAACGGCGATTTCCGGTTGTTTTTTAACAAAATACCGGATCGTATTTGCTTCGCCTTTATTACAGCAGGCATTTTCTACATAGGGTTCACCATTTTTCCCATTCAAGATGGCCAGTTCACCGTGCACCGTTTTTTCGATTAAATCGATTATATTAAAAGAAAACATGATCATCTTTGAATGCAGTTCGCCCATATAATCCTCTTGCACCTTCTGCCCTTTTCGCAAACTTTCCGAGAGACGCGTTTTAAAAATCTCCCCCAAATCTTGCGAGGTCGACATTTTCAGCGGCTTTAAGGGCGGCAGAAAATTCGCCCAATTTTCGATCGCATGCTCGGCGGGAATAAAGGTAACCTCCGGATTTTCTGTTTGGTACTTTTTCAATTCTTTCAAACTATTCTGTATTTCTTCCGTCGGTAAAATATACTTTGTTATATTACTTTCAATCTGTTTGGCAATGAATGTATCATTCCGATTAGCAATGGCCGACCACGGCAAATTGGCTTTATTTCTTAATTTATAAGCTACGCAAGCCACATAATTTATGCCTTTCATGTTATTCGTCTCGGAGCCCTCTATCGGAAAACCACTGAAGGATTTTTTACAACCGGGGAAAGTTGTTTTGGGTTTAATAGGGGGAATACTAGTTTGCACTGCAATTAAAAAATAACCCAACGTTAAATACATTAAAATCGAATTGTAGGCCACTTCATAAGTGTCGATCTGTTTGCCTTTGGCCGCTAACAGGGCAAATTGTTTATCATAAACCGTTTTCGAGGGAATGACGCTGGTATTACTCAATTGCTTTATTACATTGCGTACAATAAAATCTTTTTGGTCTTCTATATTCAACCCCATATTCGTGCGTAAGGTTTCCAACACATTGTAAATCATGGTCGCGTCGGGCGTGGAATAGCGCCGCTTCATTTTGTCCGGCCCCGCATTACCCATACCCGTGTCGACCGTTTTCAATATTTCATCGCCGACATCGTTTTCTAAGACCGCGCGCGTGATTATTTTGAAACCTTCTTCATTGTATTCTTCGTCAGTACTCATCTCGATCATTTTTATTGTATACCCACTGTATTTATCCACATATTTATCACCGTCGTCGCTAATGGTCCCCTGCAAGGCACAAATTTTATCGAGCATCTGTCCAAAATTACCACCGGTCAAAAAAGTGTTGGCCAGCGTATTGAGAAATGTCGGTAACATTTTTTTATTACTTTTAATACAATACAGCCAATATTGCGACTCGTTATTTTCGGGCAAGCCCGGGCGGGTAAAAGTTTTGGCGAATTCGGATATTTTTAAATAGTATTTGGCAATATCTGTTTGCCGGAGCAAGGTGATGGTATTTAATAAGCCATCGTAAGGCGAAGTCGCTATTTTTTGGGTTTCTATTAGTGAATTGGCCAGTTCGGTTTTTATTGTTTCGTATTTATACAGCTGTAGAAGGCGTAATTTACGCAAGGTTTCAATGCGTGCATCCGCTCGCCCTAACTCGTCTTCGATTTTATTCACAATCATATCTTTATTCACATTTAAAACGGAATTGAATTCGGATAAGATTAATTTTAAATTATGCTTTTTCAGTTCATTAGCGCCGGTAGCTTGATCTTCGCATTTATCTTTCACGGCAATACATTTTTCATTAAGATTACAAAACATTTTCATATCATCGGCAAAAGTCTCCGTGTCAATCGTGTCATCTAATTGCCACTGTTCATTTTTGCGCACATAATATTGTATAGTGGCGCTATTGTCGCTGGTAGTTTCGAGGATCGCATATTCACCGTCTTCCACCAAGCGCTGGCCTTTTACAATGGCTTCGGCATCGCGACGCGCATTCATTTCATCCAAGCCTTTATTTTTAATTAATTTACCGATATAATGCACGATTTGATCCTTGATGGGTAAGACGGTGTCCGCTTTAAACATTTCGCCGATATCATAGTGCGTTGTATCATATTTTTTATCAAAAAAGATTTCTTTTCCGTTATCATCATTCAATTCATCGATTTCAATATAGCGTTTGGCAATGATCTTGAATTTATTACAAGTGTTTTTTGCTTCTGGCCCTTGCCCTTGCACTTCACCTTCACCTTCACCTTCATTCAAAGCCGTTTGTTTTTTCGATTTGCTCGGTTTACCCGTTTTACCAATTTTAGCCGTTTCTTCCTGCGCATTTAAAAAAATATTAATATCGGCCATATCACGTGTGCCATCCGCAATCATTAAATTGGTGGAAATAAGGGCAATCGCATTATTATAAAAAACCCCATCATCGATTTCATAGATTCGTTTAATAAAATCCGCGTTGGACATGCTCATGATTGTATCACTAAATCCATAAACATCTAATAAGCGGGTACGCAAATTCGTGTTTTCGTCCAAGACTTTTAGCAATGATGGTATGAGTACATTTTGAGTCCCTTTTATTGCGGCGTATTCACGGGATTTGGACGCATAATGTTTTCGATACTCTAAGATTTTCTCCCGAATATAATCCGTCATTTCTTTGTATTGACTCGCATTCAAATCTTCTTGATAGATCATAAAGGGCTCCAAATAGAGCAAAATTGCATTGATGGATAAATTTCCCATTAAAGAGGGTTTAATTAAATTAAACAAAAATTTGGTTTTGGGAATAACCGTATTCAAAAACTTATTGTAAATATCATTTTCACTACTTGCAACACCTAGCTCTCTTGCAACACCTAGCTCTCTTGCAACACCTAGCTCTCTTGCATCACTTAGCTCTCCTGCCTTCACCGTAAAATTCCGAACCGTTTTTAAAAAGGTGTCCGCGTGATGTTCGTAGGGTTTATTGAGATCAGTTATAACCGTTTTAGTTACCCGTGTCGTATCTTTTAAGAGCTGCCAATAATTTAAAAAATGTAAATTTAAATTCGATTTATCGAGAATATTCGCCGCGTGTAAATTAATACGTGAAAATCGCATCGTCGGCTCAGGTAAAGTCATAAGAGCCGATAAATCTAATCTCTCATTTCGCGTCAACTCCTTCCGTTTAGTAATTGGATTATCCCCGCGTACTTTCATTATTTCCAAGCCGAATGTACCCGTGGTGTAGGGTTGCAATGCGAATCGCTTTTGTTGGGTTTTGCGCTTACGTTCGTTTGCATTAGTGCTATGCGGTGAAGTAAAAGTATCATTTCCCCGTATTGTAGAATGATAATTCCCCAAATTATTCACAAGGGTCGTTATATTTGTATTTACTTGGATCTCCGCCAATAAATCTTCTTTCTCATTTGGCTCTAAATATGGGGTAAGAAAGGGATTTATTTTTTTTTGTAATATTGCATATTTATTTCCGGTACTTAACACGGCATTTTGTTCATAATTTTCTATTATTTCTTTTTCCGCCGTTAAATTTTCGACAAGATTAATGAGCTCAATATCCTCTGCGTCTATTTCACCGTCCGCTTCGTCATCATCTTTGTCGCCGTAATATATTTTTTTAATATTTTTAACCACAGGGAGCAGCCAATAAAGCTGCGTTTCTAATTTCTCCATCTTTTTTACAAGGGGTTTATAGCTGGTATCATGTGTAAGCGGTTTCAAAGCATAACCTTTGTCATTGAAAATAGAAAATTGATCGCGTAATTGTTTGAACCGTTCAATCATTTTATGTATATCATTTTTGACGGTGGTTGTTCTTTTGGCATTTGGAATCGTCGACAACATATCGTCTAATAAATCATCCAATTGCTTATCAATATCAAAACGCTGTTCTTCTTCCGGTACATCAATAATTTGATTAATGGCTTCTAAATCTTCCCCAAAATGTATTTGATCCGCGTTAAATATAAAACCTCGTGTTTGTTCTTGTATTTCTTTCTGTTTTTCAAATTCGAGTGTTTCATTTATGGCTTCTTCTTCCGGAATGTCGAGTAAGAGTTTATCTTTATTTTTTACCAAGGTTTCCGGTTCACCTACCGAAGGCTCTTGGCCAGGTAATAGCTCACCTACCAAGGGCTCGGCCATCATATCATCTTCTTCCCTTCTTATACTCGCGTCTGGCGCTTTTCGGATCTGTATTTTCTCAATCGGCAAATCTTCCGGTAAACCTTTATAAGAAAAATCAATAAAAATAACATCATTTTCCGGAAAAGTAGTTACTTCGATTTTGTCTTCTTCCAAATTGGAAATTTTACCGGTTAAGGTTATTGGCAAATCGCCATTAAAATAAATATCAACCCACACACCATTCAGCAAATTATTTTGCCGAGCATAACCAATCTCTTCGGCTCGACTGCGAATTATTATACTTTCAATCGCTTCATTATCCCAGTAGCCATCCGTAAATGTGAGTATTTGTTCATTTCCCGCTTCTTCTAAACGTATTTTATTCTCATCGATGTAAACAATATGATAAATATGATCATGTATATCGCTATCATTCGGGGCATTCATTTGAATAATGTCGCCTAATTGTAATTTACTTACGTTAGCCGTCATTGCCTTATATTTATAATAGAAATTTTTATACCAAATATAAAAGTATTGATATAAAAAATATTAATAGTATTAAAAGCGTAAAAGCGCACACTGCCAACAAATCTATTCCACGACATCAAACACCTTGCTAATTTTATCGTAAATGCGGATGCCTTCGGTTGCAGCATTAACAATATAGGTAATTACGGTGACTTTATCCGTCGGATTTTTAAAGCCTAGTCGAATAAGCGACTCGTCAATATGCGGATGCGCTTTGCGAAAGCCACAATAATTCAAGGTTTTATCATAATGCAGTTCATACAATATAGATTCAATGACTTTACCTAAGGTATAATCTTCGCCTTTCAAGGTAATATCAAAACTATTGGGGATTGTTGTTTCAGATACATTTATTGCAGTCGGTTCGCCTTGCATCGTCTCTTGCAATCGTTTCATTTTTTCGATCATTAATTTCGCGGCCTTGGTAATAATGCTCATATTACTGAGCGGGCCGACTGTTTCTATCATAAAATCAAAGGAATCCGGAATAAAATGCCGCTTCGCATCGAGCAAATGCCAGTCCTTTTCCATAAAGGCTATTTCGGCCGCATCGAGTGTTTTCGCTAATTCCGTCTTTTTTTCAATCCACGCCGCTTTAATTTTTACGGGATCGAGTGTATTCGAATAAACACAGGATGACGACACATTAAACGAGCTGTTTTCTTTCGCCGTGCCGAGCGCAAATTTGCATTTTAATTGAATGCGCTCGCCTTCAATATTTTCTGAGACGCGTGGTAATAGACGCACCAATTCGGGGTAATCGCCCGTCAATGAATTGGGGGGAAATAGTTTCGCCGTTAATTGTTTATCGACTTGATTTGTTTTTAGATCGACAACCGTAAAATCGGCAGTACTAACATACTCGACTGTATTTGTTTTATTCTGCTTTTCTACGACCATTATATAATCATTGACCGGAAAATCGCTATCAACATAGATCGGTATACAGCTCAGCCGTTGCTTGAGCAATTCATTATTCATCCGAGTTGTATTGATTTCAAAATTGGCATTATTTTGTTCGTAAGGTGCCGTGCGAAATATAACCGCCGGTATTTCATCAACAATACGCCGTAGGCCATTGGCCACACTTACATTTACATTGTGCATGGTAAAAGATAGTATATTATTCGCCTCTGTTATTTTAGAAATAACAGGCTCCATCGCGGCCGGCGCTGCTAGCCCTTTTGCTAGGGTTTTTTTTGGCAGGACAACCGTGACTTTTTCTGCGGTTTGGGTTTCTACTTCTTCCATTGGTACTGACATTTTGCTCGCGGTTTTGATCGCTGTTTTGATCGCTGTTTTGCTCGCCATTTGATTGGTTTATTATAATGTAATAAATTAATTATTAAATCAATTTTATATATTATTAGTTTAAATTTTAATCTTTAAAATAAAAATTTTATATAATGAGTTCGATCTTATACTATAGTACTTATTGCGACAATTGTAGCAAACTCCTCCAAATTATCTCCACCTCGAATTCAAAAAAGGATATGCATTTTATCAATATTGACAAACGCTGTAAAAAAAATGGCGCAACATATATTATTTTAGAAAACGGTCAAGAAATTCTCTTGCCGCCGACCGTGTCAAAAGTACCCGCCCTTTTACTTTTAAATAAAGGTCACCATGTGCTTTTTGGTAGTGACATAAATAAACATTTAGAAGCCGGTAATGTAATTCACACAAACCCCATTGTAAAAAATAATGGCGAACCTTTAGCATTTTCCTTAAATAATTGCGGCTTTGGGGTTACTTCCGATAATTACAGTTTTCTTGATCAAGACGCTGATTCACTTTCGGCCAAGGGAAATGGCGGCATGCGCCAACAACATCATTATGCCGGTCTCGATTATAATGTTAACATTGATACCCCGCCCGAAAACTATACACCAGACAAAATCGGACAAGTTTCTTTAGAACAATTAGAACAAAAACGAAATACCGACATAAAGTAAATACATAAAGTAAATACATTTGAAAATCATTTAAAAAATAATAATTAATTATATTACTCATGGAAAAAAACCAAATTGTGGCAACTTTTAACAAACATTTTATGGAATTTGTGGCGGATATTGAGCGGGTATTTCCGGATGATACCGATATTATTACCTTACGCAAATCTCTCAATAAATCTTTGATGATCATGCCGAAAATATTAATACGCATGTTTAATGATTATTTCGTGGCCATGTATAGTAGTGAAATCGAAAATGGCGATTTGAAATTTTTCATTGAAAATGATTATCGTGCAAAACATGGGTATAAGCCAACTGATGATGTTTGGGTTATTGATAAAATTGACGTGTTACGCGGACCAGTCAGTAATATGTCGGATGAAGAAAAAGCCAAAGTGGTACAGTATTTAAAAAACCTAAAAAAATTGTCGGATTTATATAATAATGTTCGGAAAAGTAATAAATAATATATATAATATGAAGCTACATAGCAAATCTAACATAATATTACTAGGACTTTTAATTGTTGCGATTTTATTTTATTTTATGAAAAGTAATACATTGAAAGAAGGTTCCCTTGCAAGTGATGGGCAAAAACTTTTTAAAATGTTGGAAAAGGGGAAAAATGTTTTGGGACAGTATGTGGATATGCCTGTCTAATTATATGCTCGGCGAATTATATGCCTGTCTAATTATATGCCTGTCTAATTATATATTAACAATAAGTTTGATTTAAATATATTTTATTTACATCAACTATAACTATGGCCGTCGAAATTCCAACAGAGTTTAAGAAAATTATCGTCGATATGACCAAGGATATTTTGGTCTCTTTTCCCGAGCAAGAAAGCAATTTACATCCGGAACTGAAAAACTTGGTCTTTGAATTAGAGCCGACCACATTAGAAAAATCATTGTCCTTTGTATTTGAATATTGTCGGACCGTTTATCCGTCGAAATTCTTTGATATTCTCTACCAAAATGTTTCGATTTTTGAATCGGCCGATAGTAATTTTTTACCAGGGATTAATTTCAAACTCCTCTGGACTGAAAACATTAGCGATAAAACACGCGAAACCATTTGGAAATATTTGCAGCTGGTACTTTTTACGATTATATCGGGCATTTCTGATGGTAATTCCTTTGGTGATACGGCAAAGTTATTTGAAGCGATCAATGAAAATGAATTTAAAGCAAAATTAGAAGAATCGATTGCTCAAATGCAGACCTTATTTGGTGACGCGAAGGATAAGACCGATGGCGCAGAGACTGAAGGTGATGTAGGCGATGCTGAAAGTGAAGGTAAGGCCACTGACGCTGAAGGAAAAAGCGGTATTAATTTAGATGATTTACCTGATCCCAGTGAAATACACGAACATGTTACAAATATGATGAACGGAAAGCTCGGTAAACTCGCTCGAGAGATTGCAGAAGAAACCGCGGCGGATTTAAATATTAATACGGAAAATGCTGAATCGGTAGGCGATGTCTTCAAGCGACTTATTCGCAATCCAGCAAAATTGCTTAGTTTAGTTAAAAATGTCGGTTCTAAATTAGACGAAAAAATTAAAACTGGCGATATGAAGGAGAGTGAGTTATTGGAAGAAGCCAGTGAATTGATGAAGAAAATGAAGAACATGCCCGGTATGGGGGACATACAAAGTATGTTAAGCAAAATGGGGATGAACATGGGCAAAGGAGGCGGCAAAGTAAATGTAGATGCAATGCAATCGAATTTAAATCAAAAATTAAAAGAATCCAAGAATCGCGAACGCTTGTTAAAGAAATTAGCCGAAAAGAAAATGGCCCAAGCCGCGCAAATGCATAGCCAAGCCGCCGCTACCGCCGCCGCCGCCGCCAAACAAAGCCAAGCGCAAGCTCCGATAGAAAATTTAGTGTTTTCTCTAGGGGAAACGGTAGAACGCAGTTCACGCGGTCAGTCGGTACCACAAACACCCGATCTTGATTCGCAACCAAAGAAGAAAAACAAGAAAAACAAGAAAAAGAATTGATGAATGCTATAAAATACAATATGCTATAAAATACAATATGCTATAAAATATTTGTGATTATATATATAAATGACTACTTCATTTTGGTTATACAATCCAAATATTTTATTTAAATCAGGTGAAATATCTAACATATGGCCTACAGCTAATATGTCATTTGCCGATAAATTAAATTCAATATCTCGTTTAGTGATAATATTAACCTTATTAGGATATTTAATAACAAAAAATATAAAAATATTGTTATCCGGTTTAGCGACTTTAGGTACAATTATTTTACTCTATCTAATCAAAAATAAAAAAAATAAAAAAAAGGAAGCGTTTACCAGTAACGATATATATGATATGTTAAAGCCAAATTATACTGAACCGACGATACGCAATCCCGTTATGAATGTATTGCTGCCGGAAATAAATGAAAACCCCAATCGAGGTCAAGCCGCGCCTGCCTTTGTACCTATTGTTGAGTCTGATATAAATGAAAAGACGAAAGAATTTGTTATGAGTAATTTTAATGATCCGACAATTGATCAGCGCTTATTTAACGATTTAGGCGATAATTTTACTTTTAATCAATCCATGCATGCTTGGCATCCGATGCCGAATACAACTATACCGAATGATCAACAATCCTTTGCCGAATATTGTTATGGTGATATGATTTCCTGCCGCGACGAAGATAACAACGAATTGGCTTGTATCCGAAATATGCCACCGCGGTGGACGAACTAATACAAGTAAAAACACTTAAAATATTATTATATTTAATCATATTATATATAATAATGGCTTTCGTTTTCGATTATAATTTTAATCAGTCCACCAGAATGGGTTATGATAGAACTGACTTTAGCCAGCACATTTTACAAAATTCCGAATACGCGAATTACATGCTTGATGGTTTTCGACCCGCGTGTCCCTTAAGCAATGCTATTGAATTTGCCACCAGTCAGCCGAATATTAATTTTACTGGTAGTTTTCAAACAAGTGTAGGCGGATCTAATATTAGTGAAAATTCTCAGCTGCTGATTAACGATCTCTCGCGCAGCAAATGTCGAATCAGTTTATCCCAGCGCCCTTATTCCACTGTTCCTTATTTAGGACGCGGTAAGTGCGACCCTATGCTCGAATCGCAAATCCAGCAAGGTGATTTCGCCAATAATAAGAAAAGTATTAATCCGAGCAGTGAGGTTAGTTATATACAATACGCCCAAACCCCTTTACTGCCGACTGTAAAGGCCACTATTAGTAATCCGGCGAATTTAATTGAAAGCAACGCGGCCGAAGGGTGGATTCGCGGCGGCTTACCTTCGCGTGAATTGGCACGTGATAAAGAGTACAATGATGGGACGAATTATCGAGCATAAAGTACCGAGCATAAAGTTTACTTTTTACTCGTTAAAAATATAACGGAAAAAAGTATATCGATTATTAAAGTTAGAAAAATAAACAGCATTATTAAATTCTCTAGGAGCGTTTTGTCCTGTCGCTGGTAGAAATAAATGAACGTAATAAAAAAAAAGGGAATCGCCAATAAATCTCCATAATGTGCTAATTTATTATCGAACTTCATTTATAATTATAAAAGATATAAACCTTTATAATTAAGTATACTTTAAATGTACCAAACCGATTTCATTTGTACTTATAAATTTATGGACGACACCAATGATCAGGAACAAATGTATCGCATCCAAATTTTACAAGCCTTTGATTTGAACGAATGGGACGATGATCATATAAACAACATAATTATGGAATTATACACGACTTTCGCAAATGTAGACGAATTTAAAGAAATTTTTAAGAAAGCGCGCGCGAATAAGAGTGTCATGGAAATGTTAGATCTCTTTCAGCTCAGCGGGGAAGAACGCTTAGACGAAAATGACATCATTTTTAAAATACTTTTTAAATTCGAATATTTTGATTTACTCCATCGTTGCATCGTCGATTATTTATTAAATAATTCACTCAGTCCAAAATATATGGATAGATTATTAAATGATTTATAATATAGTATAAGTATAAGTATATAATAATGGCTTCAACGAGAAATCGTAATACACGCGGCGACTATGCTTTAGAGCAAGAAACCTTTTCCCAATCGAGAAATTATAACAATTATCTTTATGCCGCTCAAGGCCGTGCCTATCAACCCTCGCTCCCGACTATTGGGATAAACCCATCGCGAATGCCCCGCAATACCCTTTCGAAAAATCCCATTGATATAGAATCCTCTTTATTTGGCATTAATTCCACCAATTTAGTTCAACCACAAAAGCCCGTTAAACCGCAACTTAAACGTATTCCGACATCGGTGTTTTTCGAGCGATTGCCGGTACATATGCCCAAGCCACTGGTGGTCGAAATTAATCAACGACCTTATCCGATTTAATTTATTTATTATGTATTATGTATATTATATTATATTATATATATTATAATGGCCTTTACTCGCTTCCACGACGACCCCTGTCGTATTAATAAACAATTACAAGAATCTACTGGCTTGGGACGCTACATGTTAAATGTACCAGGCAATGGTAGCAAACCTTTATATATGGATGATCCCTTTATTCGCATGCAAAAATGGGGCGGAAATTTAATGACGAATACGATTAATTTGGAAAGCGATTTATTCGGGCTTACCCGCAACTCCAACCGCGATGACATTGCGATCAATGAATATCGACTCAATGCCGTTAAAAGTAAAAAACAAGAATATCAGTCAGCCGCGCCGTCGACCGATCAATCGCGCGCCACACACCCTGCTTGGGAATACCGCGATTTAGAACAAACCAAATGGGCGATTCTCCCATTAAATCCTCAAGAAAACACATGTTTCACTTTTCAAAATAATTTAAGTACCCGTATACTCGAAAAAGATACCTTTGTTGCCAAAGCACCACGACAATTGATTGATTGATGCATATGTTAATAAATATTAAATATTATATTTAATATATATAAATGGCTGAATTAGCAGTTCCTTTAATCGCCTTAGGCAGTATGTACATTATCTCGAAACAGAAAGATAAAAAAATAAAATCGGACATACAAGGCCAAGGCATGGAAGGCTATACTAACATGACCCAAACCCGAAATGCCTTGCCCGGTGTTAACCCGCCAACACCTCCTTATAATTTCCCGCTAACCGAGCCAGTGAAAACTTCGAATAACACCAGTGCTTATATGAACCCGAATCAAACAACCGATAAATTTTATAATCCGGCCAATTATGCTTCGCAAGAAAGCCGCAATAATGGTGATTACGGGGTGGGCGGCGGGACCCAAACCACTTATTCCATGACGGGCAAACCCATTGACAAAGATAATTTTAAACATATTAATATGATGCCTTATTTTGGCGGAAAAGTACGCGGAGCAACAGCGGATACAAATATTACCGAAAGTGTTTTAGACAATATGCAAGGGCAAGGTTCTCAATTTTTTTCGAAAAAAGAACAAGCGCCCATGTTTAAACCGCAAGAAGGTTATCAATTTGCGAATGGTTCGCCTAATATGAGCGAATTTATGCTGTCCCGCGTTAATCCCGCCAACCGCATGGCCAATGTCAAGCCGTGGGACGAACAACACGTCGCTCCGGGTTTGAATAAAGGGTTTACCAATGACGGCAGTGCCGGTTTCAATTCGGGTATGGAAGCACGAGATATGTGGCTAGATCGCGGTGTCGATGAATTACGCGTAGCGACAAATCCTAAAACAACCTATGAATTACAAGGCCACGAAGGTCCCGGTACATATTTTATTAAAAACGCGCCGACGATGCAAACCCAAGGCAAGATTGAAAAGCATTTACCGGAGAAATATTTCGCCTCGGGGCCGGAACGCTGGATGACGACCACCGGTATTGAAAAGGCACAGACCGCGCGCGGTATTGAAGTCTTACACGATGTCAACCGGACGGGCACGACGGCGGAATATTACGGTTCACGAGCGAATCAATCGGAAGGGGCGTATGTTAATGGTGAATATCAGCCGATTCGACGACCAGTGTTACCCGTCAAGGATCACGCCACTCTCTCATCTATTGGCTCTGGCAGTCCCACCTCTGGTGATTATGGGATACAAAGCTATAGTAATTTACACAACAATCGTTCATCTACGCGCAATGACACGACACACGGGGCTGCGGGTGGGTTTATGAAAGCTATTGTGTCGCCGCTGATGGATTTCTTAAGACCGACGCGCAAAGAAGATGTAGTAGATAATATGCGCTCTAGCGGTAATGCAGGTACCACCGTCTCGAACGGAAAAGTCTTTAATCCGGCGGATCGCACCAAGACCACTATTCGGGAAATGACCGAGGCTGATTTAGATTGCAATCATATGAATGTCCAATATCAATCGGCCAACGCTTATTTGGTGTCGAAACAACAACCAGTGAGTTTACAACGGGATACGACGACCAGTTCGCATACGGGGGTGGCCGGCTCGAATGGTTTTAGTGCGTCCAAATCTTATGAAGCCGAATATAAACAACGCAATAATGTGAATAAAACGCAAGTAAATCGGCCGAATCAAGGCGGTACCCAAATGTTCAATCAACAAGAAAATATTAATATTCATAAAATCGACAGTGATCGTGATAATAACCGTTGGTGGGTGCCGAGTTCGGGTAATACGGCCGGTTTTACAGCAATGGGGGCCACGGATACTTTGGATCGTATGAAAGTATCGGAAAGTTATGATAAAAATATAAACACCGATCGCATTTCACCGGATATCTTAAATGCGTTTAAGAGCAATCCATATACCCAGAGCTTAAGCAGCTGGGCTTAAAAATATATAAAATATTATTATAATTTTTTATATTTATCATTCACATATTACCTTAATATAACTGACACCGTTAAGATAATCTTGCTTCAATTCATAGCTTTTGGCCTGAAGTAAACAATTGGAGGCGTCTGTTGTCGGAGTTATAATCGTCGGCACAGATCTAAAATTCTTATTGTATCTCTTGCCGTTCATTTTTATAGGGTTTAACTCGTTCACTGTATTCGCATTCACATATTCCTGTGCAATGACCTGTCGTTTTTTTAAAGTAATATAATCACTCGAATCTCCTTTTTTTAATAAGTTCGCCGACATTATATACTACTATTAGACTATTTTATTTTGAGACAATTATTAATAATTATGTTTCTATACTATGTATATATGCTTGAAGATGATATTAATAATATATATAAAAAACTAAAAAAATCGCATTCGGGGAAAAACGCCGATTATATCCCAGAATTAAAAAAAGTCAATCCAAATTTATACGCCATTTCTATTTACACCGTCGATGGCAGTGCCTACAATATTGGGGATTATGAAACCGAATTTTCGATTCAATCCTGCTCCAAAGTGTTTACTTTATCACTGGCTTTAGAAGAATATGGTATTGCCTTTATGAAAAAAAATATCGGCGAAGGGAAAACCTTAATTAAGTTTGATTCGATTGAAGAACTTTTACAAAATAAACTACATACGATTAATTCTTTTAATAATGGCGGGGCCATGTCCACGACCAGTTTACTCTATGATAAAAATAAAAATAATTTCGAAAAGAAAATTATTAATAATATGAGTGATTTTGCGGGTAGAAAATTATATGTTAATAAAAATATATACAAATCGGAAATTAATAACGTTGAGCATAATGTGGCCATCGCCTATTTATTAAAATCGTATAATATGTTTTACGGGGATGTTCTGAAAAGTGTGGATGTATACACGCGGCAATGTTCGGTTATGCTAACCAGTAACGATTTAGCTGTTATGGCCGCCACTTTAGCCAATAATGGGGTTAATCCAAAAACAAAGAAGAAAATCATTGATTCAAAGTATATTGCCTATATATTAAAACATATGGAAGAAAATGGCTTATACGAAGAAAGCGATCATTGGTTTGAACAAATCGGGTTTCCGGCCAAAAGCGGGGTCAGCGGCGCCTTAATGATTGTTATTCCAAATGTTATGGGTATAGGCATCTACTCACCGCGTTTAAATAATCACGGCAATAGCGATAAAGGTATAAAAACGATGAAATTATTGGTAAATTTATTAAAAAAATATAAGTTTATATAAGCTTATAAATTAAGTTGTATTCCATTCCAACAGATTATCTATATAACACCATTTTTCAATTTGCTGGCTGTCGTTATAGCAGCGAATGGTGACGCGGCCATCTTCTTCCATATTTACCACGGGGTTATTTAAAGACCAACCGTCTTCCATATCCCCATTTGACCGTTTAATTTTCAAATCTGTACGATCCTTTAAATGATTTGCGGCGCCATAAGCGCGGTGTTTTTTCCAGAAATCCGCCGCCAAATGCATTTTTCCCCGACACGTATTACATGAAATATAGCCCAGTTTGGATTCGAAATCGACGGACGTAATATAGGATTCCCCTTGCGGGTCAGGACAAAACATACAATTCTTCCCTAAGGTGATAAAGACTAACCGCCGTGGCATAATTTCCACCGTATCATTCTCCATTTATATTATAGATGATCTTGCTTTTATATTTTATAAATGAATATAAATATAACCGCGTTACTAAAAGAAAGAGAGATGCCCCATTTAGTGCACGGTTATATGCGTTTTCTGGAAGAAGATTTTCTGCTGCACGATTATCAGGCAAACGTTTTGGAAAAGCACGAAACGAAATCTTATCCGCAGTTAGCCGATCTATTGAAAACTGAAAGTAGTCAATTAGCGCTGATGAAAGAACCGGAAATTACTGAGCGGTTTAATACTGAGCAAAATATTAAATTGTTTTTGATGCAGTCCTTAGATCTCATTACGGCGCTGGCTCAAAAAGAAGGGTATAAGCTAACCGATTTAATGCGGACCTAGTAAATATATGGACCTAGTAAATATATGGACCCAGTAAATATATGGACCCAGTAAATATATGGACCCAGTAAATATATGGACCCAGTAAATATATGGACCCAGTAAATATATGGACCTAGTAAATATACGTAGATTTATAATATATTATATATATTATAAAATATAAATGGCCGTACAAATTGACATTAAAGATTTGTTGTTATTTAGAAATAACCACAAAAATAAAATTATCGGTGTTACCTTTTCCTGCTGGGATTTATTACATGCCGGCCATCAATTATTTTTAGCCGATTCAAAAGAAAATTGCAGTATCCTCTGTGTCGGCCTACAGACCGATCCCACGATTGATCGACCTGAGAAAAATAAACCCATTCAAACTTTAGCTGAACGCGAGATTCAATTGAAAAGTAGTCGATATGTTGATTACTATTTTATCTATGATACCGAGCAATCCTTGTATAATAGTTTACTCAACTTGCAGCCTGATATAAGATTTCTCGGCGATGATTATGTCGGCAAATCATTTACGGGATCGGCTTTACCCATACAAATATTTTATCACCCCCGTTCAACACATACTTATTCCACGAGTAATTTGCGAAAAATAATTTATGAACGGGAACAGCAGAAAGCTTAATATAATAATATTTAATAATATTATTATGGACGAGGATGATCTGAGAGATGACGAATTATATAAAAATAAAAACACTTATTCCATTGAATACCTGCAAGAAAATATTAAATATTTTTCCTTATGGGGTATATTACACACGCAAACACTTACACCCAATTTTTGCGTGGAATATCTCTTAGTGCCGAATAATAAATATGCGAAAGATGAAGAAGATGAGGAAATTTATATAAATAATGTTTTATATTGGCAACGACATATCACGCACGAAGAACTTTTAAATTGTGCTTATATGAAATTATATAAAAGCCAAAACGCAATAAATAAATGATTTGATATATTATGATTTAAACGTGTATTAAATAACTTTATGAATGAATTCTATTACACTTCATCCCGAAATTAAAGAAAAATTAAACTTTTTTATTGAAACCGGCAAAATACCGAATATTATTTTTCACGGTGCTAGCGGCAGCGGAAAACGCACGATTGTGCATAATTTTATTACCGATATTTATCAAAATAATAAAGAGCTGATTAAAAATTACGTCATGTATGTCAATTGTGCGCACGGTAAAGGCATTAAATTTGTGCGCGATGAATTGAAATTTTTCGCCAAAACGCATATAAATGTGAAAGGGGCGGGGAATTTTAAGACGATCGTTTTATCGAATGCGGACGAACTTACTATTGACGCCCAATCCGCTTTGCGCCGCTGTATTGAATTGTTTAGTCATACGACCCGGTTTTTTATTATCGTCCAAGACAAATATAAATTATTAAAACCGATCTTATCCCGCTTGTGTGAAATATTTGTTTATGATCCAACGATTAATGCGAAAAAAACGAATTTACATAAACATAATATTCAATTGACTTTTAATGAATCCGACGCGAATGAAAAAAAAATGTTTAAATGGTTTGATAAAATATTTCACCCACTGCAAACGATTAATGATATCATGCCAAGTGCAAGTGCAGTAGGTGCAGGTGCAAACGCAGTAGGTGCAAACGCAGTAGGTGCAAACGCAGTAGGTGCAAACGCAGTAGGTGCAAACGCAGTAGGTGCAAACGCACTAGACCCAGCAGGCGATTATCAAGAATTAATGGAACTCGTCAATATTCTATACGAAAAAGGTTACAGTGGCCTAGATTTGATGAAATATATCGAACAAGTGAAAAACATTGAAGAAATGAAAAAATATCAAATGCTGCTCGTCTTCAATAAAGTGAAAAAAGAATTTAGAAATGAAAAATTATTTATTTTATTTATATTGAATTTTATGTTATTACGTTCTGATTATGATTTAGAAAATATATCATTTATGTAAAATGGATGATTTTTCAGTGGCTAGTTTAAGTGAATCCAAAAACGAATGGTGTGCGCGTTTATTAAATATTTTAACACCGACCATTTCGCAAGGTCTAAAATCGATCTTCGATGAAGCCTTGAAGCTCTGTCAAGATAACAAAGAAGCCGATAAATATTTAATGACCTTTCAGAATTTTCTCACCCGCGTGCCTCAATGGAATCAAACGATTATCGATAATGAAAAAGCCCGTATCATTGAAAGTTCTGGTTGTACTTATTTAGAAGAATTAGTTACCTGTGTCCATATTATTCAATTAAAAGCGCTTACTTGTGTACGGGTCGGCAGCAAACAAAAAAAAGTAGATATCAATGTCCCGTCTATTAGCGATTTCATTCACAAAATATATATCCATGTCGCCCGAAAAATCTATACCAATATTTATTTATTTGAGCGAAATATCGCACCTTTACAGACCCAAAAAAATAACCGCGAGATCGAGCTTATTATCAAAGAGTGTATTTTAAATGCGATCCGCGATAGTGTACCCGTCGAACATATTTTACGAGCGTATATGGACGAGACCGAAGAACAGGACGTTGAAGTAAAAGAAGTCGAAGAGCCTTTACCGGATCTACCGGAAGAGAAAAAGGATACGGTAAGTGATGGCAACAGTAGCAGCAGCAGTGCCGAGAATGAAAAACTCATAAAGGAAAAATTAGCCGAATATAAACAAACTACTGATTTTACGGCCGATGTAAATAAGATCTCTTTTTCCGACGATGATACTCTCGTGGATATCAAAGGCATAACGTCCATTGTTAATGCGCCAAAAGATGAGAAAAATTTAGAAGAAATTGAAAAAGCCCGAGCACTGACGGCGCAAGTCGACGACGATGACGATGAGGAGGAACGATTAACTATAGGCGAAAATATTAAATTAGATATTATTGATATCAATGATCTAAGTAAACCGTCTACGGTCGATTTAAAGCCGCCCGTCTTGGATTTTGAAATTCTCACTTAGGGGCAGCGCCCCTACAACCCCCATCGGGGCAAGATATCTCCTTAAAAGTTGTTTGGTCTTTTTCATAAACTGGGGTTGTAGGGGCGGAGCCCCTAACCCTTTGCGTTTAAGAGACTCTTCATTAATTACTACTCAATATATATGGAAAAATATATTATTCATTCCGGTATTATTGCTTTTATCTATTTATTAATGAAGTTCGTAGAAATGCGCATTACGAAGAAGGAAACAAAGCCTATGAAAGAACTAATCCGTGATACGATCATCGTGTATTTAAGCGCGATGGTCGGCTTATATATTATAAATGAATTTATGCCGACCAAAGCGACGGTCAAGACCGTGACGAATGTATTTACAGATGCCCCGGGGTTTTAGGATAAGCCAATTCAAAGTCACCTTAGATAATATATGAAGATTTGCAAAAAATTGAAATGCTTTTTCATATTTTATATTAACTAACACAAACCAACCAAACCAACCAAACCAACCAAACCGACCAAACCGACCAGCAAACCGTATAAGAAAATGTCTTACCCTCTCGATCAAACCCTCTCGTTGATGATCCCGCGGGTTTTCCCGCAGTGGATTGACGAGCAGAAAATCATCGATATTTTCCACAAGCAACAACTCGGCCAAATATACAAGGTAAGTATAATTCGTATGCCAGACAGCAAGAAACGCAGCTACCCGATCTACCAAGCCTATATCTATTTCAACGCTTGGTATGACAACGAAATCGCGTACAATTTCCAACAGCGCATTCTTGGTGTGAAAGCGCAGGCGCGCGTTGTGTATGACGATCCGTGGTTCTGGGTCGTTTTTGAAAATACCAAAAAACGTTTAAGCAACAACGATAAGCGAATCATGCGTTTAGGCTACAAAACCTATATGCACGAACAAGCGATTATCGACCAAGATCAACGGATTACGCAGTTAGAAGAACGCCAAGAAGCAATCGAAGAAAAAGCCGAATGGCAGTTGGCCGCCAAATATATCGAAGCCAACATGGCCGCTGAACGCAGTTTAATCGAAACCGCCACCGGCGTCGCTGAAGCCGTATTGGACTACGCTAGTGTAGATTGTACTGCGCTGGATACCCCGACCAAGATGCAAATGGAAGAATGGTACAGCTCGCATTGGATCTCGTTTCATCAAAACCAGTGCGAAGCAGCCGCTATGAAAATTCTTGGCGCTGAACTGGAGTTGACAGAGACCGCGATGCGTGTGGCCGAAGCCGCTTTGGCTGAATAAATTTTAGAACGAATAAAAATATAGAAATTAGAAAAAAAAATAATAAAGGATCTTCGGACCTTTTTTATTTTTTACATATACACCGGGATCGCGTCTAAATCCATGACCTCTTTCTTTTTTTTAACCACATCTTTTTTCGGTGTAATAAAACTATCAAAATACGGATTGCTTAAAACTGTCGCTGGTATATGCTTGTTTACCGTACGGGCAATCATTTTATATAATTTGAAATCGGGATACCGCTCATCGCCGTTCTTTTTATAGAGAATATTTCGGCCTTTATCATCGCGCACCCAGTCTAACATAATTTGCACGATTTGCGCTTTGGGCTCCTCCATTAAATAATCATACAAGGCACAACCCAATCGGCATAAATCAAAACTGAAATTAGGCTCTAAGCGTGGTTTTTTATCGTTGTAATAAGGTTCGCAATTATATTGAGTGGCCGCATCGCCTTCGGGATGATAACTGTCACTGCATAACAACTGCCCGCGAAATTTATAAATCGCCCGACCGTAATCAATGATCTTCCATAATTTACCGAAAGTCGGTACTTTGTAATAGACGTGATTAAATTTATAGTAGAGGAATTTTTTATCCGTTTCAATATACATCACATTATTCGTATGTAAATCGTTATGTGTTAACCCAAAGACATTCTGAAAAGTAATCAAACTAAACAACACCTGCAAAACAATCGAATCCCACATCTCGATTGTAATTTTCCCGTGCGTCATGAATTCGTCCAAGGTCATTTCACATTGTTCCAAGGCAATCACTTGGACCGGAAATTTCTTTATTTTGGCCATGAGCATATCCTCATCATCACCTTCTTCACTTTCACTTTCCCACTCATCCTCATCACCCTCGTCACCATCTACATCATCGTCACTCTCATCGCTGCCTCTTTCACTACATCTTTCTTCGGGTCTGTCCGAACCATTCTCACCGGAAGTATTTGAAGTGCGAGAGGAGCACGAGCTACTATCATCGCTCTGACTGGTTTTAGTCAAATCCGTCAAATCTAGCGTCACTTCTAATAAATCGCTGTTTTGTTCAACCACCAATGCATCTAATTCCTTTAAATCACTGATATCTGATAATTGAAGAATATTAGTGCCATCGGCCTCGCCGCTTCCGCTACTAGTCATGTCCGCAAAGATTAATTTTTTCTTATAATTTCGTGTATCCTGATTCTGATCATCAGTAAGACATTCTTCCAATTCGTATAAAATTTTATCGTTTTTCCGGAAAAAGTTCGACTCATTCAAATAATCAATATCGTCAATAACATTAATACGAAAATCCGTTTTCAAGGCCAAAAAGGAACCATAAAAATCTAGGCCGTGGACAAATCCGTGTTCATGTAATAATTTGCTGGATAAATAAGTAAAAAAACTATCCACATAAGCCGAATTACCGTTTTCGCGGACTTTCGGATTACAGTTAGTCGATTCAAAATCCGGTAAATTTAGCAATGCCGTATTAGTCATATCGTATTTTCCCAGTAAATATTTAAGCGGATCTAATAACGGGCTGAATTTTAAAAATACTTTTCTTATTTCTTTGGTCTCTTCGTTTTTAACATGGCATTTAAAAGAATTATTGCCTTCTTGGGACAAAATCTCGTATAACTTCCAATGATGGTTTAACATAATCGAGTTATAATTTGTTTTAGTAAGCGCAAAAAATTGGTTATAGAGCGGGATGTAATTCTGTGGTTCTAAAATACCAAAGGTTTCCTGATTTTCTTCTAAACTTTTAAAGAGTTTGCGATTATCGTCTTTCTTATAAGTAAACTCTAACTTCTCCATTATTACTTGTAATATATATAAAATATTAGTTTTTTAACTCATTATTTTCATTTGCGGTTATTCAAATTAATTAATATATAATAACCATTTAATGACACTGGAATTGAAAAAATTCGATATGCGCCATATTAGCTTTAAACCTGATGAAAATAAAGGACCTGTCGTTGTTTTGATTGGACGGCGTGATACCGGTAAAAGTTATTTAGTGAGAGATTTATTATTTTATCACCAAGATATTCCGATCGGTACCGTTATTTCAGGGACGGAAGCAGGGAACGGGTTTTATAGCGCGCATGTGCCGAAATTGTTTATTCACGAGGAATACAATTCCTCGATTATTGAAAATATTTTGAAACGACAAAAGACGGTTTTAAAGCAAGTCAAAAAAGATATGGAACAATTCAAACGATGTAATATTGATCCGCGCGCCTTTGTTATTCTGGATGATTGTCTTTACGACGCCACTTGGACCCGCGATAAAATGATGCGCTTGCTTTTCATGAATGGGCGGCATTGGAAAATTATGCTCATCATTACAATGCAGTACCCCCTGGGTATTCCGCCGAATTTACGGACGAATATTGATTATGTCTTTATTTTACGGGAGCCATATATTGCCAACCGGAAACGTATTTGGGAGAATTATGCCGGTATGTTTCCGACTTTTGAATCTTTTTCGCAAGTGATGGATCAATGTACCGAAAATTTTGAATGTCTGGTTATTAATAATAATTCCAAATCTAATAAACTGCACGATCAAATCTTCTGGTATAAAGCCGAACATCATGCTGATTTTAAGCTCGGTTCGAAAGAATTCTGGGAATTGTCCAAAGATTTGCAATCGGACGACGAAGATCCGGCGTATGATCCGGGTAGTGCGAAGAAACGCGGCCAAGGACCGAAAATTAGCGTAAAAAAGACGACCAAGTGGTAGAGGGGGGAAACCCCCCTGACCCCCCGTTTGGGTGATGTGAGTGGTCTAGGCCGGATGCTAGGCCGGATTCTATAAAAATACGCCGTTATGAGCGTCCGCCCCGCACTAAGAGCCAATCCGAAGTAAAATAAAAAAATCTGTATAAAACTAAGCATTTCAAAAAAAAATTGAAATGCTTTTCTAATAATAGTTATAGACAACTCAACAACTCAACAACGAACAAACCGAACAAACCGAACAAACCAGCAGAAAATGGAACAGCAACAGCAGCAGCAACAACAGACAACGTGTCTCGCCGAAGGTTATGGCCAGTGTATCGGCCAATTAACCTCCTATGCAGTCAAATGGCTTGTGCAGCCTAACGAATGCAATCACGCAGCTTATATACCAGTATGTATTTGTATCGATCATCATCGACAAATTATTAACGAATATTCAAGCAAAACCTTACCAGAAGTCTACGGTGCCACGGAAGCCGAAGCCTTAAAACGCTTAGTGAACCGTTTACACTATACCGGCCTTAATCCGACTTATTGCGAGCATTGCAGTTGCCGCGAAAAAGTCGTTGGGGTCTGTAATGAAACCTGTGTAAAAATGGTGAGCCTCTATGCCGACTGGGAATGCCTGTGCAATAAACCGGTGGAATGCGTGTGCGCTAGTTTCGAAAACAATCCGTTGCATTGGGCCATCTTGACTCATGTGAACGGGTTCGATTACGATAATTACGACTGCAGCGCTTGTATCCAGCCGTGTTGGCGCGATACGCACGAATTTTATGCGAAAGGCTTAGTCGACAAAGAAGCCATTGTAGAAATCGCCCAAAAAGACCCCAAGCTCATTTACCAGAAGAACGCGCAAGGCAAATCGCCTTTGATGCTCATCCCGGAGCTGATCGATTCACTCTTGCTGACGATCGAGGGTGAATATCTCAAGCATGCCGAATATCGCTGGGCCCGTTGCAATTCCGATACTTTGCAAAATATCCAAAAAGAGTTGATGGTCATCCTGGACGCTTATGCGAACTGATAAATAAACATTAAAAAAGAAAAAATAAAGAGACTGGTAAGTACTCTTTTTTATTTTTTATAAGTATATAAACATATAAACATATAAACATACAAATATATATACTTATAAAATGACTCCGGACGAATTAATCGAATTAACTCGACTGATTGATACTTATAATTATGATTACGAACAAATGATCACCCCCAGCAGCCTTTACGGAGTTTTATGGCCCGGTTTAAATAAGTTAAGACAAGCCCCGAATAAAGCGGCACTGCTCGAGGGCTGGAAATATAAAGACATTTTACAGAGTGTCGAATATTCCCATGCGAATGGCGAAAATAGTTATATTAAAGTCGATGATATAGAACAACAGTTTATAGTAGCCTTTTGGATGAGTATTTATCATTAAAAACAATAAATTATTTTTTATTTTTATTTTATTTTTACATCAAGGTTTCAAAGATTTTTTCCATTTTTAAAAGAATCGGTAAAGGCATATAATCCAGAATAGCCGTGTGCTGGTCAATCATCATTTCCGGTGAGATCAAACTCTTATCAACGGTATTCGCGCCATGTCCCGAAATAACAATCGTTTTTACCGGATCGAGCTGCGCCATAGGCACCGTAAACCCTTCCATGAAGCTGCTTTCTTCCGCTTTATCCAAGCCGGCCATATGTGCATGCGTTTCTAAATAAGTCCGTTTATAAGCCAAACAATTGTTCGTCGAATGGCCTTTGCCAAAACTTTTAAATTGAAAGAATTGGCCAGTTAAATAGAAGTAGATGTAGGCGCGTGAACAGCCGGCAATAAGCGCTCCGTTCTTGGCATTAGTTAAAGTATAAACTGCATGACTTACGCGGGTCGGCGGATAATAATCGTCATCATCCATGCACACAATTATTTCACCAAACGCCGCGGCATTTCCTGCATTTCGGCGATCACTTAAATGCTGTTCCGCTAGAAAAGGCACGTATTTGATTGGAATAACGCTTTTTAGTTCAAGGTCGCGTATATGCTTGGCATTTTTAAAGGCCTCCGCCTCGTTTTGACTCCCTTCCACAATAACCCATTCTATAATATTTTTATAGAGCTGCTCTTCAATCAGGTAGGCCAAATTTCGAAGACAATCTTTTCTTGCGTATTGGGATATTGTTATAATAGAAACTGTCGCGGACAAGTTTTCGTTGGCTACGGCGTTTGCTACTGCGTTTGACATTTTTATCTCTGTATTTAATTGAACCATCATTTTTAAATCATGATTCAATTTTATTCTTTAAAACAAGCACGTGCTACATGCTTTCTTAATATTGGGTTCCAGTAGCGCTAAGCGCACCGAAATGTCAAAGAGACGTTTAAAGCTCTCTTTTTGTGCTTCATCGTCAGGGTAAAGTTTATATTGGGCCATAATGTAATCAAACAGCTTATTCATTTTGTCTGAGAGCATTTCGGGTGTCATTTTTTTTGCCGACGGGCTAAGCACCAGCTCCGAAACTAATAAAACGATTTCCGGAATATCAAATTGATCGATTTTCCCATCTTTCATAATTCTTTTCACGGATTCGTCGATACGCAAATGAAAGGCCACTAAATCTTCGGTTGCCATTTATATATTATAACCGGTTATTATTTTTAAGCCTTTAAACCTTTAAACCTTTAAACATTTTATTCTTCTTCAATAAAATCACATACTAACTCATTATAATCATTCGGAATAGTTTTTTCAACTGCTATGTTATCACGAGCCCACGTGCCACATAATTCTACATTATTTCCCCTATAATCTCCTCCTCCGCGACCATTTCCTTCCGATATTAGTAAAGGCAATGGATGAATGATTAAATTATATTTATCTTTCGGACAACGTTCTTTATCTACATATAACTTTTGTGAATGATTTACAATGTAACGATAAACAGATGTATCGTGTGATTTCGGACATTGAAACAATCCATTATAATTATTAGAGACGGTTTTGTATAAGTTGTCTGATTCATTTTGTTCTGGGTCAGCATAATCTCCCGCCCAAACAATACGAGACATATAAAACATTCCTTCGGGGCTAATGAGATGTTCAAATGCTTGAACGAAATTATTTCCAATATAAGAATGTTCCGTTAATTTTGCACCATTGTTATAATTATATGGACTCATCCACGTACGAATTATTTCCGAAGTTTTTTTTATATCAGATAAAATAATTGCAAGATAATATTGACCCATATATTATTATTATAATAAAAATATAAATATAAATCGGCATTTTAAACGCGCAATGGTGTAAATCATCTTATTAATAAAAAAAAATTGAATTGTTTTTTATTAACCAATACAAAGTAACAAAGTAACAAAGTAAAATGGAGACCTATAAGATCAAAGTATTAGTTCCAAGCTTTCCCAGCTATGCGCCAATTTTGGAATGGTATAATGCACATAAACCAAATGAATGGGAACCGATTAAAGAAGCAGGTATATGTGAAGGCGGTTTTGAAGTTCCATTATCGGAACCCGAGCTAGAAAGAATGAAACAAAGATATAATTATTTAGACGCAAACCAACGCGTAAGGCAATTGGAATGGCGACGAGGCGAATTACGTCGACATCATGGCTATGCTGGACTATATGAAGAAGAAATATTATTACTCAGCCAAGCATTACAAGCAGTGCTTGGCGATGAAAAAGTCGAAGTTACTAAAGCCATCTATTAATACAAACAACCCTTATAAAACATTCTGTTCACATTCTTTTTTTTATAATTTCCTCCGCTCTTTGAAATTCATCAATCTCTGAATCCGCGATAATTTCATCAATCGGATAATCATATTCGCCTTTTATGGAGAAGAGAATATTCAACATTAATCGATCTTTTTGCGTTCTATTTTTTTGCCCGCGGTGGTAAACATAATTCGGCATCCGCAATAAACCAAACGCCGCGGAATGGGCCGCTGCAAATTCATAATCGATGCCTAAGCGCAGATTTAATTTTGTGAGATGCACGATAATTTCCGGCTGGGTTAAATACAATGCACTCATTTTCAATAACTCATGATAATAAACTAAATTATTATGAGGATCTAAAAATTTTAAATAGGCAGTTCCATTAAGATCACTTAATTCGACGAAGGGGATAAAATAACTTATGCTGTCCCCTAAATAGTCAATATGAAATAATTGATCTACACAATCGGGCGGCGCATTTATTATATTTATCTGGAGTAAGGTATAATTGTCTATATCCTCTTTTAATTCCACACATTCTGCGTATAATAATGGAATCAAATAAGCATATTTGTTTTCGTTCCATTTATTACAGTACAACAACTTATGATTAATCAATTTACTTGGCGTAGTAAAATGATTAAGATGTGTTTGTAAAATTGTCGTTAATTCTAATTGTAAGTTTTCACTAATTTGGGGTTTTATAATGTTCATAGCAGGCTCTTATATATATTATATAATATTATTATTTTAAAAAATTGAATAATATATATATGAAATTAAGCAAAAGAAAATACAAAAGGAAAAGAAAGACCATGAAAAATAAAAAAGGTGGAATGCGATCATCTACACGAAATAGTCGTGCAAATGTTCGTACGGGATCCAAGACAAGTGCTAACAGCAGATCTGCGAGCGTTAGCAAACCTGTTGCTGTCAAGTCATACAGAAGACCCAGCTTGGCTCCTATCGTTGAAGATTCGCTAAGGGGTAATTTAAAAAAAACAATAGTAAAGAATTTAGATCGAGATACGCTTTCGGGAAAAATACAATGGTTAATGGATTTCGGCGGAGATGCTGATGTTATTGAATCAATTAAATACTATTTCGGCGATGAAAATGTACAAATCGTATCTGATCCTTGCAATGATACACCAGGCCAACAATTATATATAAAAAATGCACAAGAAGGTAATTATAAAAAAACGATGTATTTTCAAACCCAAGTACCCAGTGCAAGTGAATGTAAAAAAATAATAAAAGACAAGGCAACCGCAAAAGCAAAAGGAGAAGAGTACGAAGCAGGTCCTTTGCCACCAGGCCATTGGATTTATTTTGATAAAAGCGGTAAAAAATGGAATGCGTATGTATTTGATCATCAACGTGATGGAACAAACCAATTTTGTCAAACTTTTGCGATTCTGTATATGCTGCACGATAAACCTTCCAGAATACCCGATTTTAGTACAGATTTACAGAAAAAAACAGATAAAAATATAGGCTCAAATTATACACACAATATTCGTGTGGCCATTGAATTTTGGCGTTATATATTTGAGAATGGGGACCCTGAACTAAAGATATGGATGTTTGATCGTCTTAAAGAGATCAATAATAATTACATATCTGAAAACATTGGTAAAGATATAAAAGATCAAACCGGATTAATTGCTGAAGACAGCGATGATATTAATTTGGCCTTGATCAATAGTAAATTAGATGATATAGATAAATATGCAGACGAAATCTCAAAAGGTACTTAAAAATAGTAAAGAAAAAATAATATATAAATTTACTGCGGCAGATCTCGCACTTCCGCCACCTTACTCAAACCCCGATCATTCTTCTTATCAATGACAATATTCTCGCCTTCAAACAATTCCTTCCGCAAATCCGCCACCGAGATATCGCCATTTTCCTTCATATCCTTCGCACTAATCAGATTGCCTTCCGCGTCGATCGTCTGCGTCAGTACATTTCCGCTGGCCTGCGCCTTCTTTTTATTATCTTCCATCGCCTGCTCCTTAGTCGAGCGCACTCGCTTTTCAAACTCGACTTTCGCCGACGCTTCGTTCTTGTTCTTCTCTTGCATGATTTGGTTCAATTCGTCTTCCAAATACTCGACACGACCCGTTTTATAAGACTCGGGGTGAAAAGGCATCCACATACCCACCGGCCCGACATAGACATCATGGTTGGGATCGACTTCACGCAGCATTTTACAGCGCAACTCGGCTTCTTCTTGGCTGGGATAAGAACCGCGTACTTTTAACCCGCGGACGCTCGTCTGGAATCCATGTTCTTTGCCAAATTGGGCTTCCAGTCGCTCTTCATTAATATCGATAAAATTCTTGTAATCATCTTCCAAAGTCGTCAGAAACAAATTATCTTTTTCATCTTTGCAAAAATCCTGCAAATCTTTAGAAATAGTATCGAAATTCAAATTATATTTATACGCCAAAAAATTCAAAAAATGGTTAAACTTTTCCAGTGATTTATTCATATCCCATTGTTTTAGGAATTGCTGAAAATTAAATAATTCCCGCGATTTGATGATTTTTTCCGGCGAAACAAAAGAAACACACGTAAATTTTTGCCCCGCGATCGGCTTATCTTCGTCCAACATATCCACATATTTAGGATTGGCCGAACCATCCGGCAGGACGCGATAAGTTATGTTTTTATTGTCCATTTTATATTTTAAATATATTAAGAATATTTTAAGTTCTTTTGGCCGAGAATGACATTGTATATATAAATTAGCATTTTTTTTCTTTACAATTAATATAATATGTTGGGCATTGATATGAAAGAACTGATTAAACGCGCCATCAAATATTTAGTCGAAGGTTTAATGGTGGCTATTGCGGCCTTCGCCATTCCTCAACAATCGCTGAAAATGGACGAAATTGCTCTTATTGCGTTAACGGCCGCGGCCACCTTTAGCATTTTGGACACGTATGTGCCCAGTATGGGGGTGAGCGCCCGCACAGGTGCAGGGTTCGGTATTGGTGCCAACTTGGTGCACTTCCCTGGAGGGTTCTAGATAGGGGGACTGCGCCGCCGCCCCTCAGGATATAACGCATTGAATTGAAAAATAAAAATAAAATAATTTATAAGTTAAATTATTTTAAATAAGATTAAGATTCTTACTAGTTAGCGGTACCATTTGCTATCATTATATTACTATATTACTATACTATAACATGTGCTGGAATGAAAATATATCATTGAATACCTTTATTTTTTCATCCCTCGTTCTAATTTTTATATGGTATAATAATACTTATACCCAATACAAGGTAGCAGAATTTGATCATTGGAGTGTTTATTTTTTCTTTTTTTCATATTCTTCTATGCAATTAGTCGAATACTTTTTATGGAAAAGTATAAAAGCAAAAGATGTGGTTAATAATAAAATATTTTCTATGATGGGGTGGCTACTTATTCGCGTTATTCAACCCTTAGCGATCATCTTAACCATGCCAAATAAATATTTAAGTGCAAGAAATATAATATTATTTGTTTATTTTTCGATCTTACTCGTTGTCTCGGTCTATAAACAATTCTATAATCCAATTGAATTTGTTACAAGTGTTGATAAAAATGCGCATTTACTGTGGAAATGGGTTGAATTGGGCAAAAATGAAAAAATATTAGGCTATTTATATTTATCCTTAGGTTTTGTATTGGCTATTAAAATGCCCATCATAACCTTGATTACTTTGTTTATATTGCTCTATTGTTATTATAATCATTATATGACATGGGGTTCAAACTGGTGTTGGCTATTAAATTCGTTACTACTGTATTTTTTAATTAAAGTACTATTTATATTACCCTATAAAGAGTACCATAAGTTATGCTAACTAGAAAGAGTGTATAGTTATTAAATTATTTTTTATGCGGTCTTCCGAGTCGTGGATTTTTAATGCGCCACTCGCTTGCCTCTAATCTTAATTTCTCTCTTCTTTCAAACGAATCTCTGGCGGCTGCTGCTGATGCTTTCTCTGCTGCTGTTGCGGCTTTTGCCGTTGCAGTACGGTTTAAAACAAATCTTCGATGATCTTCCTCGCCCATCTTTCGTTCAGATGATGTTAATTCTGGTAACTTTTCCGGCGATGTTGTCCTTAGTTGCAGCAATTTTCTTGTCATGGGTGATAATGATCTTCTTTTGGGTGACGAGCTGCCTACTCCGCCTTTCTTAACTTTCCGGCTTTTCTTAACCTTCCGACTTCTATGCACTTTGCGGCTTTTACGCAGACGGTGTTTTGTTACGGCCATATATAGTAAATTAATATAATAATGCTAGATAGTCGGGATATATTCCCACTGGAGCTCCTCGCAAATATTTTTCCAAATCTCATCTTGCTCGATCCGCTTCTCGCGGTCTTTCAGCATCGGAAAATACGGCAAGAAATGATGCTGATTCAAGAGTTCGCATAACTTATAAACCGTATAATAATAATTCAAGAAATTCACGCGATCGTCGGGGCAAAATTTCGCATAAGGTCCTTGAATATCCATAAATAAATTACACAGCATATTCTCCAAATCCGAGCTCATGATTGGCGGCTTAATACCTAATTTATCTTTAATAAACGGAATATGTTCATAATATTTATTATAACCGAGTTTCTTCAAGATCTCTTTGGTCCTTTTGTTCGTCATTTGCGAGAGATCAATCCTTTCCTTTTTAATTTGCTGAATAATATTTTCAATCACTTCATCCGGAATTTGTGTCGTCTCCTTGGCTTGGAATTGCGCCAAGATTTCGCGAAAATGATTGATCCGCTTGTACGCATAAAAACACACTTCTTTCGGCGGCTCTTTATACGACGGTTTCTCATTTTCGACCAAATAACGGATACTATTTGAACAAAAATTACAGATCATAATCCCCTCATAATCCACCGCAATCATTTCGCCTTTATTGCAAAAATTACAAACATCGGTGGCTACAACAAAATTATTAATATCGAGAAAACTATCATCGACATTAGTCATATAAGTTTGGATATTTTTCCGTTCCTTCCCTAGCTCTTCAGCCAGCTCATTGTTTTCATTATTTATTTTAAAAAACTTATCTAATAAAGTGGTTTTATTGGCACAATCCGCGATCTTTTTTTTATTTTCAAAATAATCAAAGACATAGGAGGAATTATTTAGTAAATATTCTTTTTCTTTCCTTTTAATCAAACTCTTCTTCTTCTTTATTTCTTCCAAACGATCACATAAATCTAATCTTTCGTCAACCGACAAATTGATATTTTTTAATTTCATGCAAATCTCTCGTTTTTCATTTTGCAAGATCGGCATTTGTTCTTCTTTATCTGTGGTGAACCCATCAATGATCTCTTTATGTTTTCCATCGAGGGTTGTAATATTTTTCTTTGACATTATAATTTTTTTTATATTTTTTGGTTTAAATGTTGGCATTATATAATATTTATACGTCTTTTATTTAAGCAACATTTAATAGATTTGGTTTAGAAATAATTAATGTTTTCTAATCAATTGCTAAAATGGAATTAAATGTTACGCTGGCCGCAACAGATCAAACACTGGGGTTTATAGAATTACAACAAATGTATTTTATTCATAACGCGATCGAGTCTGGATGGTCAGTAAAAAAACGCAATGATAAATACATTTTTGCCAAAAAACATGAAAATAAAAAAGAAGTATATTTAGAAACATATCTCCAAAAATTTATTGAAGCCAACTTAAAATCCGCCAAAAATACAAATTGAAATTATTTGCTTGATTTTTCTAATGCATTTTCTATAATTTTGCGTGTGTTTTTGATTAGGCTTCTTCATTATATTATAATTTTTTAAAATTTAATAAATTAAATAAAATTTAAAAAATAAAATTTTTTTCTTTAGCCATATTATAACAATGGGAGGAGGTTTAATGCAACTCGTAGCTTACGGCGCACAAGATGTCTACCTGACGGGTAACCCTCAGATTACCTTCTGGAAGGTGACCTACCGTCGCCACACGAACTTCTCGATGGAGTCGATCGAACAGACCTTCAACGGTCAAGCCGACTTTGGTCGCCGTGTGACTTGCACGATCAGCCGAAACGGTGATTTGGCTTACCGCACCTACTTGCAGGTGACTTTGCCCGAAATCAACCAAGATATGAAGAACACTGGTACCGCCGGTGTCTGGGCTCGTTGGCTCGATTTCCCTGGTGAGCAGATGATCTCCCAGGTTGAAGTCGAAATTGGAGGTCAACGCATTGACCGTCAGTATGGTGACTGGATGCACTTGTGGAATCAGCTCACCCTGTCCAAGGAACAGGAGCGCGGGTACTTCAAGATGATTGGTAACACCACCCAGTTGACCTTCATCACGGATCCCTCTTTCTCGTCGGTCGATGGACCCTGTTCTTCCAACGCCCCTACCCAAGTGTGCGAGCCCCGTAATGCCCTCCCTGAAACCACGCTCTATGTGCCTTTTCAGTTCTGGTATTGCCGCAACCCCGGTTTGGCCCTCCCCCTGATCGCCCTTCAATACCACGAAGTCAAGATTAACTTGGACATTCGCCCCATTGATGAGTGCTTGTGGGCCGTCAGCACCCTTGTTGGTGCCGATGGTAACAGCAAGCGTGTGACCGCTGCCTACAACCAGTCCCTCGTCGCCGCCTCCCTCTACGTTGACTACGTCTTCTTGGACACGGACGAGCGCCGCCGTATGGCCCAGAACCCCCATGAATACCTCATTGAACAGCTTCAATTTACGGGTGATGAATCTGTCGGGTCGTCCTCCAACAAGATCAAGCTGAACTTCAACCACCCCTGCAAAGAGTTGGTGTTTGTTGTGCAGCCCGATGCCAATGTTGACTACTGCTCGTCCCTCACCTCCGGTACCGTGCTGTACAAGACGCTCGGTGCCCAGCCCTTCAACTACTCCGACGGGATCGACGCGCTCCCCAACTCCATCATGGCCTTCGGTGGTAAGGCCGAAGTTGCGGGTGATTTCATTAACCCCTCGGGTCTCTTCTTTGACCCCGGAGCCGTTGATATCACCGCAGGGGGTGTCAACTGGAACACCGGTGGCACAGTTCAGCCTGGCATCTACGATCCGTTCGCCCAAACCGGTACCCTTGGTACCTCGGGTGTTTCGGATGCCGGAACCTTCGTCCTCACGGAGTCCTCCCTCGATCTCCACTGCTGGGGTCAGAACCCCGTCGTCACGGCTAAGCTCCAGCTTAACGGTCAAGATCGTTTCTCTGAGCGTGAAGGGTCTTATTTCTCCCTCGTGCAGCCCTACCAGCACCACACCCGAAACCCTGATGAGGGGATCAACGTCTACTCCTTCGCCCTTCGACCGGAAGAGCACCAGCCTTCGGGCTCGTGCAACTTCTCGCGTATTGATAACGCCACCTTGCAGTTGGTGTTGTCCAATGCGACCGTCCAAGGAACCAACACGGCGAAGGTCCGCGTCTACGCGGTGAATTACAACGTATTACGCGTCATGTCGGGCATTCGATTTTGTGCCCAAAAGTTGGCTGCCAATTTAGTTATTTGCTTACTAAATTGGGTAAACAGTGTAAAGCAGATATGTGTTCAGAAGCATATGAACACATTATGTAACCAGCTAGTCTCATTCTGACTGAATGAGGCAACATTTCTAAATTGCGGGAACATCCTAAGAGCTTTTTCTACTACTTCCTCTTGTGAAAACAACTGGAATACCCGGGGTAATGACCTAGGGCATAGTAATAACGAAAAAGATTGGATAATCTGCAGCCAAGCTCCTAAGTGCGCTATTGTTAGCATATGGAGAAGGTTCAGAGACTATAATGGAATGGGTTTGAGAGAGCTAACAACTCTCGGTGATAACTTAAGGGATAGTCCATGCTTCAGACCAAAATCTGAGGTCGAATGCGTAGGTGGGGGAGGCCTCGCGTATTCAAATTGAGACGTTGTATCGTCTCAAAAATATATATTTTATTTCAAAAATTCATACTATAATTTTATAATATGAATAAAAATTGAAACCATTTAAACATTTATTGTATATATTACAATATACAATAAATGAACGATGATAATTTGCTTCAAATGGCACGCTTTAAATCAATGCCTCCCCATCCCGCCTATATTGCTGGATTAATCGATGGCGACGGTTGTATTTTCATTCGAAAAATAGCTAATGGTTATCAATCGGGCATAACAATATCACAATCCAGAACTAATGTTTTACAAGTGATCCGATATCATTTTGGGGGCAGCATTACAACATCTATTAACAGAAATAATAAAGTGGAAGATGTACTGGATGATACTGGCGAGTTTTACCATAAACACAATCGAAGAAACCAATATAATTTAATGCTACGCAGCAATGAATATAAATTGCTATTGGATTATATTCGATTTTCATTCATTATCAAACAGCAACAAATCGAATGCCTCTATGAATTTTATAAACTGGCCGATATTCCCAACGTAATTGAACCCAAAAAAGCATTGTATCAACAATGCACGACATATAATGAAAACAAAATTATGGATGAATCTCATCTGATCCGAATGAGTATTGAATACATCCAAGGCTTATTTGACGCAGAAGGATGTATTTATATTGATAAAAAAATTAGCAATTATTCTATAACCATCGCACAAAAAAATCAACCAATTGTTTTAGAAAAAATCGAAGAATTTTTAGGATATGGCAAAGTTTATTGTAATAATAAATATTCTATTTCAAACAAAACCGACTGCCTCAAATTTATTGGGCTCATGAAACACGGCCTCATCGTAAAATATAATCAAGCAGTCGCGTTTGAAACTTATCTCATGACTGATTCGATCGACATTAAAAAAGCCATGTACAAAATTTGTAATGAAGAAAAGCACAAAATCGAATGTTTTGACAAGACCAATTGTAATGATACAGGCAAAGAAGCTTATAATGAAACGATGCGCCTTAGAACAATAAAGGATGCTGTTTGTCGAGAAATACACCGCAAAGAAGTATACAAAGAAAAATCAGAGCAAATGAAAGGTACAGGCAATCATAATTTTGGCAAACCTAAATCGGACGAAACCAAAAAGAAAATGTCTATTGGCATTCGTGATGCGAAGAACGGTGTTAGTGATGAAACAATATTAAAAGTGCGTGAGCTTATAAACGCCGGCAAAAAAAATATGGAAATTGAAGCAATACTTTCATTGGCACGACACATTGTAAGTAATATTAAAACCGGTAAACTGGTTTGTCGCACCGAAGAGCGGGAAGAAAAACCCGATCTATCACAAGAAGAGATCAATATTCGGCGCCGAAAAATAACTTTACCCGAAATGTTGATAGTTGTGGATAAATCCATGGCTGGTGAAAAACCCGGGAAAATATTAGAACTATTAGACGCGCAAAGGTTAAAAGACGGCAGAAAAAATGATTTAACACCCGATATTATCAAGAATATTAAACGCAATTTACAACAAAATAAATTGCCTTTCTATAAAAGCGAACTTGATCCTGAAAAATATCACTATTATGAAACATTAATTAAGGGGTTTTCCGAAAAACACATAAAAACAGCCCCTACCATACTATAAATGGAAAATGTTGAGAAAGAAATAAATATCCACAAACAACACTACCTGACCGCCAAACGCGAGCGGCGCGTAAAGAAACGCACGGATAAGCGTGATATTACCGGCGAAGAAGTTATTTTTATTTTTGAAAAAGTGTTATTAAAATGGCCGACGATTAAGATCTTCAATACCATCAAACAAACAACCCCCAGCTCATCCGTCACGAAAAAGAAGGTCGAGGTCATTGCCACAGGTAATTGTAAAGTATTTGAAAATGAACTGGAGCCCATTCGGTTTCAATATTATTTAGAACTGCGGCAAAAAGTATATGCCAGCAAACTACCTACCCCCATATAAAAATATTATTTTTTATATTTTTATATTGTATAATGTCGGCCAAAAAAAATATCTTAGAGATTAAGATCGATAATAGCGTTAAAAATCGAAATGACCTGTTCGTTAAAATACTCCAAAGTAATAAAGAATTTGTCGATTTTTTAAAAAACTTTAGTGATAAAGATGCCAATACTTTAATTGAAATAATGGACCTATTAAAGGAGAAGGGGACAAAGACAAGTGTGAAATCAATGAGTAAAAGAATGAACACTAAAAAAACCATGGGTAAAAAAACCGGATCAAGAAAAACAAATATACAAACCGGTGGATTTAGTCAAGCCGAATTACGTAAATATATATTGATGGGTATATATTTCATCTATGCGGCCCTTATTTCCTTTGGTGTATACGAAGGCAGTGACTCCTTAATGGTGGGGATTAATCAAGTTAGTCGCGGGACCTGTAACGGACTTGCAAATCGAATCACCGGTGCAATAGGCCTTGGTACGCGCCACCCTTTTTGTAATATTTACACCTCTTTTATCGATTTATTAATACGGGCTTTCACCAATGGCGAAAGTTTTGCTCTGGCAACCGTGGCGGTTTATATCGCGGCGCCGGTCGCGACGATTTATATTCAAAAAAATATTATCGAAGGTATTGCCAACACCATTGCCAACCGGCTCGGCGACGCAAGATCGGGCCAAACGCAAATGGAATACAATCTTCCAGGACAATCACTTATTGCCGGTGCGCAGAACCTTCGATTGTCGTTTCCGACTACGAGTGCGGAGCGTCGGGACATCATTCCCCAGCCGGAACATGATCCGCGCACCCACCCTTCCCGCCGTTCCAATATAAGTCGACGCTCGAGATCACGTTCGAGATCTAGTTCACCGCGCAGTGGAGGCCGTCGTCTTAGTAAACGTAAAACTATGAAACGTAAAACTATGAAACGTCGTGCTTAGGCCTTATCAATTCGATCCCCCCCAATGCGTATCAATATGTTTCATCTCATTATAGGTGACATAATTATAGTCCACGTAATTCTTTATATAATCCGTCATATCACACATATTCAAAGTATTTACATTTACAGGCTGGGTTTTGCAAAATAGATCCAGTTTATACGTGAATAATTTTTTATCTTCATAGATAATGGCATTATTCAAGAGTAAAGCATGCATATCGTCGTAGCGGACCAGTTCTATAGTATTTTCTTTTTGTGGCAAAAGTTCACCGACATATTTATGCTGGCGAACCATAATATGCCCATGGGTCCAAACATCCGTACGCTTTAAAGAAACATTTAACACTTGTTTACGAAACACATCATAACCACCTTTAATTAGAAAAGACATTATTATATTTAGTCTATTGTTTTTAAATATTTATTTATTATAGTAGTTAAAATGTCTGATTTTTTTAAAAAATTAATGCGCTATGAAGAGCGCTGGTGTTCGCTCATGGGCTATTTTAATCCGTATACGGATCATTTTACCACTAAGCTCACGAGTAAAATGCCTTTTTTCGATAAAGAATGTTATTATCGTTACCCGCGTTTTAAGCACGTCTACGACAAACTCTGGGTCGTCAAAAGTCAAGGTTTACCGGCCGGTCGTTTAGAAAAACTCAAAGGCAAAGAGGATAAAGTGACTTATCCGATTTTTATTAAACCGCGCTGGGGCCATCTTAGTGCTTCTTCGAAAAATTGTTTTAAAGTAAATTCAGCCGAAGAACTCAAGCAATATGTCGATTATAAAAATATGATGTGGTCCGAATTTATTGATGCGAACGAACGCATGACTGATTTTATTTTATTAAATGGCAAAATTGTGCATCAAATTACCTATGTTTATTCCGATAAACAAAATGGCTTTAGCGATGATTGGAAATATGTCTCGCCCGAATCCAAGCCCGCGCCGATTATAATCGAGTGGGTCAAGCAGCATATGACCGATTTTACCGGCGTCGTCAATATACAATGCCGTGATTCAAAAATAATTGAAGTAGGGTTACGATTTGCGCGCGGCGGGGCTTATTTACTGAGCACCGAAAATACCGCCCTCATTACGAATATCAATAATATTTTTCTTAAAAAAGAATGGAATTATAATTTGAGCGAAGAAATGAAATTCAAACCATTTTATGTTTACAAATGTTTCACGACTTTGCCGATCGTGTTTTTATTTCCACAGAAAATCATTGACTGGTATATGCGCAAACATGCGGTACGGCCGTTTTATGAATATTATTTTGAGCCGGTCGGGAAAACCGGTATGGTATTTTTTCAGTTTATGAACGACGATTTTGAACGTGGTATGCAAATCAAGCAAGAGATCGAAACCATTTTTAAACGCGCACAAATAATAATGTATATTTTAATCGGCTTAGCCGTGCTATCATGTTTAACGAAATCCAGTTTCTGTTATCCTTTTCTGCTTTTTGTCTTATTTATCTTTCTTATCCGTGTTTTTAATCCAATTGGCGTCAATTATAAATTATACAAGGGGCAGAAACAAGCGATTTTTAAAGAAGGACCGTCGAAAGACACCGCAAGTGATTTAGAGCCGTTTGATGCGGTTTGAACCTTTTCACCTTGTAAATTATTGTATGATTCTATATTAATGTATACAAAAAAGAAAATATATAAAAAGCGTTCATTGAAAAAGAAGAAGCGAACATTGAAAAGAAAGCGATCGCATAAATTTAAAGGCGGGACGCCATCGCCCAGAGCATCGCCCATGGCCGTTGAATCTAGAGCAACAGCAACTTGGTTAAAAGTACCGGCTCATCATCGCAAGGAAAGCATCTGCGTAAAAAAATTCCCCGAAAAAGATCTGGGCAATGAATGTTATAAATATGATGAAAATCCGGGTGTAAGAAAACCACCTTATTTATGGCTGCGCACCAAATATGATATGAATCAAGTCACCGAAGAGCTCACGGAGCCAATACTGATATTTAATGAAAACGAACCGTTAAATGCTTTGACCGGCATAAAAGATGGGATCTATAATTTTATGTTGTTTTGGGATGATACAACCCAGCAATATTCTTTAGTCCTAGCGTATTTTAATGCCTTTGAGTTTGGAACCAAACACAATATAATTAATTTACTCACGTTAAATAAAACACCTGATACTTTTATCATATCGGGTGAAATTAAGAAAGATGGTACAAATATTTCGTTCCACGATACTAGCTCCCAATATCATAAACAAACTTGCAATATTAAACGCCGCTCGCCCCTTATTTATATGTATAGTTTAATTGATAAGGCTGGGATTGAAATCGAGGCCGACGAAACAATAAAAAAAGCGGATTTAGAATATTTAAAAGAGCGGCTGCTTAAAAACAATATATTTATGGCAGATTTTCTAAGAGAAATCGAATCAGTTAAAACCTTTCCGGCTTTGAAAGAATTATTATTACAACATTTTCCGGTCGGCGATATTGCCGATAGTGTCATCTATTCGGACTATGTCGATTTAATACGCGATATTTTAGCGGACGCATTTAAAAGACTCTTTCCACCGGAAATGCCAGATGTGCGATATGTTACAAAATTTAATAATTCCGATTACCAAGAGCAAAAAAATGTCGTTGAAATGACTAGAAAACTCTGTGAAGCCCCAAACCCCATTCCATTTGAAGTTTATGCGACTGAAAAAGGGTGTAAAGAGCAAACGCCTGCGAAAAAACATCCCTTCAATTCATGTGAAATTGAGTCGCCTCGGTCGGCGCCTGAACCTAAGCGTCGAAAAACTATCAAATAACTCAAGTACTCCGTATAAACTGACTCCGTATAAACTGACTCCGTATACTCAGAAAATCATCCGTCGAGCGGAATATGTTGATAATATCCGCGCTAGTATATTTGTTATCAAGTTCAGGCAAGAGCTCTTCTAAGGGTACTTCGATTGACCAAAACTTTTCAATCATCTTCGCTACATCGTAAGACGAGCATTTTTTAAAATGTAGCTTTATATCTATGCGTCCCGGACGAATCAGTGCTTTATCCAAGATTTCCGGCTTATTGGTCGTCATAATAAGTATGCGGCCGCTACATTCATGGATCCCGTCTAACATATTTAAAAGATAAGAGAGATTGTTGTTTTTATTGTTATTGTTCATTTTTAAAAGAGAACTCAGTATGTCATTGGTTACAATGTTGTTATTAGATACTACGTTATTAGAAGTATCACACGTAGGTGCGACTGGAGGAAGGGGCGGAGTTGTTATTACTGTAGCCGCGCGCTCTTTAACAACCTCACCCAAGGCATCAATGTCTTCGAAAATCAAAATACGTTGGCTTTGCGGAATAATATGCGTCTCATCTAATTCTTCGTTATAAACCAGATACTGTAAATCATTAAAATCCATCCCATCATTGAGTTTAATATCGATCCCATGTCTCTTCGTATAATTCATCATCTGTTTGATAAAACGCGTTTTGCCGCAGCCTGGTTCGCCATACAAAAGTATTCCCAAATTATACGGAATACCTTTTTCCAAATACCAAGCTTTATTTTGCAAGAAAAAGTCGATCTTCTTTAAAACCGTTTCCATTTCATGAAAATAACTGTTTTGAAACGTGATGGATGATTCCCATGGGACCGATTCAAGACAAATGGTGCGGTTACTGCCACCGCCTTTTTTCTTTTTATTGCTCACTTCATTCGGTTTGGCGGTGCGCGCGGTAATGAACAATTGTTTTTCATTTGAAGTATGCCGCAAATGCTCTTTATAATCGAAGACTTTGCTCTCTACCCACGATTGGAGCTCAGCCAAAGAGAGACTATACGTATAGATCGTCAGTGTATTCACTTCTACAATCTCGGTAAATTGCGCATGGCGATGTTTTTCACGCGTGTCATTGACCATACGGCCCCGAATTTCCTCGGTCAATTTGAATTCTTTCAGTTGTTCCACTAAATACGTGCTATGTTGCTTTTCTCGGTCGTCGTCGTCCCACGTATAATCGCGATCTTCTTTTAACCGATAAATGGTTTTGTTATTTTGGGTTAAAAAGAACATAATCGCTTTAAATTTGACGGAGCGCGATTGTACTTCAGTGCTAATTACGATACTTTTTTTATTGTGTTCGCGACAGTGCCGGTAAAGCGCTTGCAGATATTCTTTGTCGGTATTGTAAAAGAGCAGGACTAAAAAGCCGAGAAGAGCCATGTCAAAAAAAATAATGCCGGTTTTTAAGGATTCGATAATACTGGAAGCTTGCCCCATAATGATGGGAATTATAAAATAGTCGGGTGACATTATTGTATATAGCTAAGGTCTTAATTCTAAATATATTTGCGTATATATTTAGAATGGCGCATGCCTTATGTGGGCTCAGTGATTTAGTAATATATTGCGTTATTATATAGAGAATGCGTGGCGGTGGTAAATTAGATTTCGGTATAAATCAAACACTTGATTTTATCTTTTATAATGGCAATACAGTTTTAGTACATCCAAATCCAGATGTAACTGGTAATAATAATGATCTATGTTTAATCGGAACATTTGCCGGACCCAAACATGATAAAAAGACAGAAGTTTCAATTGAAACTGCAAAAGAACGTTGTTTAAATAAATTAAATAAGTTAGGCATAAAGGTAGATTTGGACGGTTTGCTCGAGATAAAGAGTGGGTTTAATCCATATATTGAAGGTGATGCTCGTTATACCCAACCTACTAACGGCGACATGTGCACGCCAAAAACTTGCCCTGTTATAACACAAGTATTTGCAATGGAAGTTAAAGATAAGTCAAAATTCGAAGGTGAAGGTACAGAATTTGTCGATCTGAATGACGCTAGAATATTTATAGGACATCGTAAAATTTTAGAACAGATAAAAGAAACGTCGTCAATATTCAGTAACTTTACAGAATCTGAGTTTGGTGGCGGCCGCCGAACACGCAAACGCAAAAGCAAGAAAACTAAGAAAAGCAAGAAGGCTAAGAAGAGTAAAAATAAAAAAAGCAAGAAAACTCACAAACGCAGACACCATTAAACAATATATTGATTTTTTTAGTTCAATATATTGGCTCTAATATTTTGGCTCTAATATTTTGGCTCTAATATTTTGGCTCTAATATTTTGCGGCACTTTTCTAAAAAGTGCAAAAGAGCCGATTCATATTCAAGACTTCCGGCTTGTTCTCCTCCGTATGAAACAATTTATACAGCAAACCATTTGAGCGAAAGCGGACGCTATAGTCTTGCTGTAGCTTATTACGGCCGACGCGCCCCATCGTCTGTATGCATTTCTCCTGACTCATCTCCGCCAGATCATTGCCAATATAGCCGTGACAGAACTGGTAATTCGTGCCGTAAATATAATCCGTCGACGCGATAATCATAAACAATTTATGTTCCTGCGCCAGTTTTTTCATAATCTCGGTATACCGAACACATTTATGCGCCGAAAAGACGCCAATGCCCATCAGCAATAACAGTTTCCAATAATCTTGGACTTCCGTCCGCATAATTTGTTCGACCACGTCTTCCGAGATTTGGCACGTAAACACATTCGCGTGATTCATTTTCGTCGCATATTTATACAAATGATCGCGCGTATTGGGCACATAGGTCGGATTCAAGCTTATCATCTTCATGCTTTCTTGGAGCACCGAGAGTTTTTGTTTCTTCGCTTTCATTTCCGGCGATAAACGATCATCGCCATTTTTTTCTTTTTTACTGCTTTCACTGGAACTCGTACTTTTGGCCGCAATAGCATCTTCCAAGTCTTTTTCCATATCTTTGATCTGCCCATGGAGCTGCCGATTGAACTGGATTTTTTCCATTATTTCTTTCGTCACATACTCAGGGATTTTCGCGTTTTGGATATAAAACTGCGCGATTTTATTAATATCGTCGGCCAGAAAGATCGTCGGTCCATCGGTCAAGGTATACGCATCGGTCGTGGTGACATTGACATTGGACTCGTGGATTTTTTGGCGAGTCCCGATAAGCGTTGCGTAAATACTCGGATACGCGGCCGGCTGCACATTGCCCAAGACTTCCAGATAGAACAATTTCAAGGAAGTCATATCAAGGGCGTCCATATCGGGAAAATAGTTCTCGATCGTATAGCGGTCATTCTGCATTAGCTCGGCCTTCGTTAGCCGTATAAACCGAATGGCTTCACGCAAATCAATATAACGCAATAACGTTTTATATTGCTTACAATGCTCCACGACTTGCAAGATTTGCGCATAATCATCGTGCAAATAATGCGGCATTTCCACATAGCCGTCGCGATTAATCAGCGGAATCGTTTTCTTACAATCATAGCTGATAATTTCGTGCACTTGTACGCCCGCGAAACGGGCACAGAAATCCATGATCGTCTCACTGATCTCGCTCTGCTGGGGTAGTGTGGCCGAGGAAAGCACCATATTCGGAATCAGATTTTCGGTCCAATTTTTGTGGATGAGAGCGTGTAATTCATGCTCCGGATAATCCATCGTAATGGTCGGTTCGTCCCAATAAGTAATGATCTTTTCTTTCGCATTGAACGCCAGCATATAGAGCATAGCCGGCAAGTACGACTGCACATCGCAAATCATAATTTCGACCTTTTCACCTTGCGAATTATCGACTTTCCCAATGCCGCCGCTTTTGCTGTGCTTTGTATATTCTTTGGCCGCATAATAGTGCAGCCGGATATCCTCGGCATCATGACAGCCAAAGGCAAAGGCGATTTTCTTCTGAATCGAAATGGCCGCTTTGGCGAGGGATAAACCGACGTGCCGCGCGGCGCAGACAAAGATGACTTTATGGGCCGTCGCCAAACCGAGCGGCGACATCGTTTTACCGGTCCCCGTTGGCGCGATATAGAGAATAAGTTTCGGCTGGGGTTGCTTACAAATCGTGAACAATTGTTTTTGGTGATCGTAAAGCGTTTCGTCCGCATAGCGGAGCAAATAATCGTTCTTTTCAATCAGTTCATAACTTTGTTCGACAAGTAAGCGCATTAACGCATTTTCGGCAAAGTCGTCCACAAAACCTTGCAGCAGCGCGGTGAGCTGACGCGATAATTCGATATTTACGTGTGCGATATTGTATTTGAGCAACTTGTGCAAGGTAAAGAGATAAAACAGCCATTCTTTATCTTTACCTTCCGGTGCGGTTTTACTGCTGCTACTTTTACTCTTGCCAGCCTTACCGGTCTTCCGTTCCAGCAATTTCTCCAATAATTCGAGTAACATAAATTCAAAGATATTGGTATCGATATGTTTCGAAGTATTTTCGATCCGAATAATATCCGCTTTTTTTAGGACGATTTTCTTCTTTTTGCTGGGTGCTTCCACCGGCGGCGCGAGGGCATACTTTTGATAGAGCTCCTCCAGTTTCGCTTTGAAATAGTGCGTATAAATATAGTCGTCAAATTGCTCCGGATTCGTGAGTTTCATATGCTGCACTAAAGAAGCGGTATAATTGCGCGAGATATTGACTTCATTATACCCGTCGGCAATTAAAGCCAAGATCCGCTTTTCCGTTTCACTGCAAGGAATCTCAATATTCGCCCATTCTTCTTTCGTCAGTTTGCTTTGTTTAGTAATAAAATCCATTTTGCTGAGGGGGTTCAAGGTGTTTGTATATAATAAAAGAGCGTATCTTTATTTCAATTTTATATATAAATAAAATTGAAAATGAATTTAAGAATTTAGCTTGATTAAATATATACAAAATGGCCATGACAACTGTTAGCACTATGAATATGCCTATCGTGATCTCCGTCGAAGGCAATATTGGTTCCGGTAAATCGACGCTATTGGCCAAGCTTGCCGAACATTATAAGGCCGATGCCTCTATTTGTTTTCTCCAAGAACCCGTCGATATCTGGGATTCAATTAAAGACGAAGAAGGTGTGACAATTTTACAGAAATATTATGCCGATCAAAAACGCTACGCCTTTTCTTTCCAAATGATGGCCTATATCTCGCGCATTGCGCTCATGCGGGCGGCGCTCAAGAAAAACTACAAGGTCATTATTATCGAGCGCAGTGTCTATACCGATTCGGCCGTTTTTGCGAAAATGTTGTTTGATGATAAGAAAATCGAAGAAATCGAATATAAAATCTATCTCCGCTGGGTCAATGAATTCATCGATGAATTCCCGCCGGTGAAATTTATCTATGTACGAGCAGAGCCCGCGGTCTCTTTCGAGCGCATTTTCCAGCGCGGCCGCCAAGGCGAAATGATTCCGTTCGAATACTTGCAAAATTGCCACAAATATCACGACGAATGGCTTTTATTAACCGGTAGTCCCTTACTCATATTAAATGCGGACGCGGATATAAAGAAAGACAGCGAAACCTTGGTCACGTGGATCCAAGATATTAATAATTTTATTTATAAAATATAAAATATTCAAAAAGTCACTTTTCAGGTTTATCTGGCGTAAATGGATTTTGGACATTTATAAAATGTCCATTTTCAAAAACCTCCGACCTCCCTGAGAAAAAGGGTCCTGAAAAACACGTTGTGACCATTATGCTCTCATTTCCGTTTTTTTCTGTTTTTATTTGTGATGCTAATTTTTTAAGTGTTTTATTTAAAAGTATTTAGGAATAATTTTCGTATGCTAAATATATGCTAAAAACGGCTAACAAAAGCGCGCAAAATAATGACCACGCGTTTCATTGCAATATTTGTGATTATACATGCAGCAAAAATAGCGATTACGGACGTCATTTAATGACTGCAAAACACATAAAAGCTAATAATGCTAATTCGGGTGACATTCATAAATATATATGTTCATTTTGTAGTCATATATTTAAACATGCGTCAAGTTTATCAAGACATAAGAAAAAATGTAAAAGTATTGAAGAAACCACCACGAACGAAACTGAATACAAAATGCTGACGGCTTTGATGTTAGAAATGGTCAAAAGCAATTCGGAGCTGCAAAAACAAATGCTGGAAGTATGTAAAATAAACACCACCACCATTAACAACAATTCAAATAGCCATAACAAAACGTTTAATATGCAAATCTTTCTCAATGAAAAATGTAAAGATGCGATGAATTTGGGGGATTTCATCAATTCAATGACTTTGGAATTGTCCGATCTGGAAGAAGTCGGGAAGCTCGGTTATGTGGAAGGCATTAGTAATATTATTATCCGGAAACTGAATGCTTTAGATATCTACAACCGACCTATTCATTGTAGCGATGGGAAAAGAGAGATTATGTTTGTGAAAGATGATAATATCTGGGCCAAGGAAAATAGTACTTATGACAAACTCCGAAGGGCCATTAAAAGCGTCACTTATAAAAACAGCGCTTTGCTCGGGCCGTGGAGCCAAAAGTATCCCAATTGCCTGAATAACCAGCACCATTTAAACGACGTCTATGTACAAATGCTGGGCCAAGCCATGGGCGGGAAGGAATCGTTTCTGGAGAGTGAGAATAAAATCATGAAGAAAATCGCCAAGGCTGTTTTGATTGAAAAGTCGACACTCTAAGTAGTCGACACTCTAAGAATATATAATAACAATTTAAAATTATTTACAGTTATTATATATTATATAATATGGACTCCATGTACGAGCAATGCATAAAGCATATCCAGAGTCATTTGCACATTTATTATGATAAAGATTTAATTATCGATCCAAATGCGGAAAATACAACATTTATGTTAGGAATGCAATCGTTAGCCAAGTTGGTGTTGTTTTATAATAAAAAGCCGATGTTACAACGGGTCAATCAACTCGATTTTTGTCAGATCGATTTCGCCCAATACGATAAAACCTTTCTCTCGGGTTTATGGTATGACGATGTCCATGTGATTTGCCAACCACCGCCGGAGCAAGCGGACCAATATATTGAAGCGGCCTGTAAATTCGCCAAAAGTGTATCCTTTATTCTGCCGAGCACGAGGCAATATGTCTTCCCGCCG